ACATTTTGTAGTGTTATCTATGCTGCAAGAATCTATATCTTGTGGTTTATTCGCTTAAAGGCTTCATGGTGGGGAAAATAAAACCCTCGTGACAAGGACAGTTTTTACTACTATATCTTGTTGTTTTCAGGTCTTTTCGTCCCATATTTAGTACCTCTTGTTTTAGTAGACAACAGAGATTTCTTAAAAGTTCTTAGGTTTTCTTAGAAAAGGCTCGGCAATTTTAGTACGATTTTTAGTACGCCTTAGCATATCTTTACCTTTCCCTCCAAGTTTGCAAAGGACTCTTTTTTCTTTTCTCTGGTTGCCTCGTTGTAAATGTCCATCGTTGTTGAAATATCAGCGTGTCCCATAATCTCTTGAATAACCTTCAAGTTCGTTTCGTTTTCACAGAAACGAGTGCAGAATGTATGCCTCAGATTGTGGACTGAAAAGTGCGGCAACAATAATGGTTCTCTCTTTTGTTTCTTTGCCAGTTCAGCTTCTTCGATGTTATAATCTCTAATGATACGCTCTATCGCTCTGTTGATGTTATGGGGTGACAAAACACTGCCGTATCTGTTGGAGAAAATGAATCCAGAATATCCATCAATAACAGTCTGGTTGAATCCATCACGCATTTGTCGTAATCGTTCTTCCAGCAACGCCTTTTTCACGGCTGCGAACATCGGTATTTCACGAATGCCTGATTTTGTCTTTGGCGTTGTAATATGAAATACAGACTTTCGAGTATCTTCTTCAGGTCTGTAAATTAAGCTGTGATTGATCTCAATGATGTTGTTCTGAAAATCACAGTCCTCCCACCGAAGTCCTGTTACCTCTCCTACTCTGCATCCAGTGCCAAGCAACACAGTGAAAATTGGAAGCCAGTGATTATAAGTCTTATGCTCTCGCACAAAATTCACAAACACTTCCTGCTGTGGTTCGGTTAGAGCATGACGCTTTGGTTTCTCCCAATCATGACTTTTCTTGATCTCAGTCATAACTCCATCAGTAGGATTCAGACGAATATATCCATCACGCACTGCAATCGCAAATACTGGATGGAGGATCGTATGAATAATTTCCATACTGTTTGGCTTGAAACCATTTTCGAGCAGAGAGTTGTAGAACTTCTTGATCGTGCTATATTTAATGTCTACCAGTCTTTTGTTCCCAAGTTCGTCACGCACATACTTATTATACATATATTTATAGTTGCTGCGTGTGCTTTTCTTCAATTCTTTTTTGTCAGATATATAGTCCTCCCAAAAAACATCCAGCGTAGTCTTTCTTGCATTGAATGTGTCGATTTCATCCTGCAAGTCTTTTGCGATTGATTTTTCAAGTTCTCGCAAGCAAATTCCCGGTTGCTTTCCTTTTGGTGTCCGATCTGACTGAGTTAAAGTCCAGCTATAAACGAATCTTGGTACGCCTTTGGCATCGGTGTAACGATACATATATCTGCCATCAGCGTTTTGATATTCTCCTTTCCATAACAGTCGATTTTTCGTATCACGCCGTTCTTTAGCCATCGCATATCCTTTCCGACAAAAGAAACCGCAATACAAGCATACATATTTAATTATACGAATTGCGGTATCTTCTGTCAACCGCATAAATTTAAAATAATCATTAACTTACTAAAAACTTACTTTGCACATTTTACAAATAGCTTTGTTGCAAAACCCATTTTTCAAACAAAGGTCTTTTAATTCGAACTCTTTGTCCTGTATGTAAAACCCAATCCAGTTCCTTCTTGTATTTATCGTTATCAATGATACTGCGTAGACGATTTTCTCCGATCATTGAATATTCGGCAGCTTCTTCAATTGAAATACATAGTCTTTGATTATATGGAATTTTCATTCTTTCCATTATCTCACCTCACTTTAAATAAAGGCGATAAGGTTTAATACCCTATCGCCTATTTTTTACGGATACTTTAATTTGTTCTTGTATTTATCGTTATTTGGCGATAAATTAATCGTCCGCTTTGGACAGTATTTGATTGAGTTTCTTTGCCATGTTGTCAAATTTAGGTTTGCAATCTTTGCATGACTTTGCTGGCAAAAATTCCTTAACTGTGCCCCTCGCTCCATATGCAAAAATTTCATCATGAACTGTGTAAAGTTCTCCTGCTGGATTAATACCAATATCAGGGAAAATAATTTTTCTGCATATTGGACATTGGAATGTACTTCTTTTAAAAAGCTCTACAATCGACACGACCTCTTCTGCTGTGAAACGATGTTTGCTTTCAAACGATGTGGCAGCAGATTGTTCGACTACTTCAATATCTCTGCGCTGATCTCCGCATACAAGCATAATGTCACTCCTTTATTTCTTCTGAAAGTTCATCATGAATGTTACCGATTACACAGCCACGCAAAACATATTTAAAATCAACTAATGTGAAAATAGAGTTAAGGAATGATTCGCCGCTGCCAACAAAGAATGCGCCTCCACGGTAATAAACTCTGCCGCTTTTAACTCGGAACATTTCTTCAACATCAGGATTGATTTTTACAATATCACCATCATAAATTTCAATACCATTTTGATCTGGAATACCTGATGAAAACTCGACTATACATTCAGAACGACCAATTTCATCTCCATATAAATTTTCGGCAAGTTCTCCATTTGGTTTTAATATCCAATATGGAAGGTCGGTGACATACTTCTTTCTTTTTGTGTCATATACTCTGTACTTCATCTATATTCTCCAATCGCAATTAAAAGAATAAATGCCATAGAGCGGCTAAAGTTCGTTTCCATTTTCCATCTTTATATTCATATCCATTAACAAACACTCTATCATTGATCGTAGTAATGTTCACAGAAGATGATTTATGTGGCAAATCAGGAACTCTTTTATTATTGATGTAAATTTCATCTCCATCAATATTTACGAATGTATTGTTACTTACGCAGATCATCGTATCTGTCCTTTCTCAGTCAAAAATATCAATCAACTCTTTGATGTAGAACCAATTCCACCAGTTCGGAGGGCAGTTACATCATCGTCATCAGTAATGACAAAAGGCATGATAATTCCTTGAGCAAAAGCATCACCCTTATTGACGGTCAGAACCTTATCGTTCTTACTGTCGTTTGTGATCTTGATAAAGATATGGCCTTCATTGGATTCATTATTGTAATAGTCCTGATCAACAACACCAACAGTATTGTCGAGCTGCATACGATACTTAAATCCATAGCTGCTACGAGGGAACAGCATAAGAACATTACCACGGCTCAAACTACACTTGATGCAAGTGGGAACCTTGATTGTTTGTCCCGCCTTCAGCTTAAAAGAAATGGGAGAAATGAAATCATAACCAGCACTGCCCTGCGTTGCTCTACGAGGTACTTTCAGTTCATCATACTTCTGATAACTTAGAACACCGTTCTTTGCCTTAAATTCCTCAGCAACAGTCTTTTCATATTCCTCTTCGGAAATTAACTCAAACTTATTCATTTTTACTGCCCTCCATTTTTCAGACACTCTACAATATCATTGACTAAAACATCGTAACCGTTGAGATCACCATTATAATGCCGACAAACAATTCCATGCTCCGTAACAAATTGAAGCAGCTTATTAGATAATTCATCGCTCTTAGCTTCATTTTGGAAACGACCAGAAGGATTATAAGGTTTTACTCGATTGATAAATACATTCATTGAATTATAAGAGTTGAATACTTTTGTGACCAGCTTATCAAATTCATCTCCAAGTACAGGATCGTTTGCATAAAACGCAGACAGTAAAATTGGAGAATCCGTGATAACTACATCGACCTTATCCTGAAGGCGGCTGATACGGAAATACTGCTTTCCAAAGATATATGCCTGATTTTTGAAAACTGCTTCACTGCCTTCCCAAACTTTATCCTTTGCAAATTCAGTGACAAGTTCTGCATTTATGCCACGCATCTTCAACTGAGAGAAAACATAAGATGCACCAGTAGATTTTCCTGCGCCGGGTGCGCCGAATAAATTAACAACAAGCATTATTCCACCACCTTAATATAAAGTCCGCAATGACACATACCTTCAGTCATATCACGGAACTCTTTGCACATACATTTGGTATCTGGTGTTTTTTCTAAAGAACATGGACAATAGCCATCATTTTCTTTTTTTCTCTGTTCAATCTCTTGAACCAATTCCTGATCTGGATTCTTAATGATTTTCATAATGCCACATTTTCACACCTTTCGTTGATAAAGCCGCCTACGACTTCTACTCTGTCATTTGCCTGTGTTGCGCAATCACATGAATTTTGATCAACATTCGGAATATTTTCAAATTCTTTCTTTGCATAGCGCAGCTTTTTCAATGCCTCCATCATGTCAATGATGTAATTAATGTTATCAATATCTTCTTGACTACGAACAACATCAATAAAGTTGAATTCAATAAATTCAATCAAATTATCAATTTGTGATTCTGTCAAAGAAATATTCATTGTTTCAGGTTTCATTATAATTCTCCTTATTATGAAATTTTCTCTGCATACTGACCTTCAGAGTTTAATGTAACACCAAGCAGATCATCATAATGAGAAGTGGAATTTGGAATATAACGCCCAAATTTGATGATAACATTTGAAAAGTTAGATAATTTTTCGATCCATCCATTTTGTTCGCATTCCAGTTTTGTATATCCTGTATAGATTACAAAGTCATCGTTGCATTTGTCACGGAAACTATATAATAATCGTAACAAATCATCAAAACTATCCAGCGGTTCTAAACCGCCACAAACCATAGACTTTGAGATTGAGTTAGAAACATACCGCTGGATAATTTCTTCTATACTGATTTCAATCATTGGAGAACGGGCAAGGTCACTGTTTTGACAACAGTGAACCTTAGCCTCATTCTCGCATTTGAAAGAACAAAAAGGAAAGATGATGAACATGGATGGTTTTTTATAATTGATAAAATCCTCGTCAACCAATCCTTTAATCAGCAACTTTCGCCCACTCCCTCATTTGATATTCTGCTTTGCGTTCCTTGGAATAAGTCTTAATCGGAGTATAAAATCCAACGATACGAGTATATTCTGTATGAACAGGTTCTCCGCACTCAGGACAAATCTTGCCAAAGAATGCGTGATTGTTTTTGCAAGCCTGAATCTTAGTATTGAACGCAAAATAAGTTACGCCCTGATCTGCGATATAATTCAGCATATCCCAAGCCTGTTCAAAAGTATTGAATGGTGCTTCGATATTGACATGAAGGATACTACCGCCATTACAGAAATTATCAAACATAGATGCAATGCGAATGCGCTCCTGCATAGTAGTCTTAATACCAAGGGGGATAAACTGGTTGCCATACAGAGGCAGATCAGTCACAGCATCATCAGGATAGAAGAATAAGTCTTTCTTCATCAGCTTTGCGGCTGCGGTTTCACCGGGAATTTGCTCACAGTTGATTTGATAATCGACAGTTTTAGCAAATTCAGCCTTTGTACTATGAATGACTTCAAAAATCTTCTTGCCGAAAGACTCTGCATTCTCAGTGTAATATGTATTGCCAAACTCGTCCTTACGAATATATCCAAAAGTTTTCATTGTTTCATAAATGCCAATGAATCCAATCGTATTGTAAAGATGTTCGAAATCTACAATGCCAAGAGAGAAATTGCGAAGCAAACCTTTATCGACATTACGCTTGATAATACTACGCACACAATCAAGAGCCTTCAGATTCAGAATAACCATTTCCTTGAGAGCTGCCAGATAATCAGCCTCAGTCCTGTTTTCAAGAGCCAGTCTTGCCAGATTGATCGTACTGACCTTTACAGAACCAACTTTCAGAGCAGTACCACCGATAGAATTGAAATAACCCAAATCCTCAATGTTGCTCTTCAGACGGCAGCAGTTGGACAGACTGGTAACAGAATCATCAATAAACAAATTACTGTCGTTCCACTCCATATTGTGTTTACAAGCATATCGTGCAAATTCCTCGTCCATAAACTTTCCATTAACACGAAGCAGCGAAATAGAATTGACGGGGAATGTCATCATATTCTTGGAACGGATTTTTGCCATCGTTTCAAGAAACACTTTCTGGAACTCCATGATACCTTCGATTTCATCAATCATGAAAGAACCATCGGGGAATTCAGCACCACCAAACAAAGCCTCAAGATATGGTCTATCAAAAATGCTTGTATTGGTAAAAGCGGACTGGATACCACCACGAAGGAATGGCTGATTCAGGGCATAAATCAAACGCTGAATCTGCTGACGAGCTGCACGATTATTATCTACATACAGGTTTTCGGCGCAATCCTTCTTCCAGAAATAATACATATAAGGGATAAGATTGGGCAAACCAACAGCACCAGAACTGCGGTTACAAGTCCAACTAACAAATTCCTTAACAAAGTCCACGAAAGTTTCAAGATGCTGGGGAGGTTCGGCATTAAAGTTTTCAATGAAGAACAATCCTTTTTCAGCCAAGTCTTTTAAATCATAAGCAAAACAATAGTGAACAAAAGTCGAGGTATTTGCATCGTGCAGATACAGGTGTCCATCCCACTCATTACGCAGCCAATCATTTGCTGTTTTAAATCCATACTTCTTGTTGATCTCGTAATGAATCTTGTTGAATGCCAGCAGCTTTTGATGGGGCTTAGGCATTTCATTAATCAGAGTAACAATATCTTTCTGTCCAACATTAGCGTTACCATCTACGGAAGCATCGGCAACAGTATCAGAGTCGATAAAGTTGTCAATGAAATCCGTGTAACTTAACTGACCAGCGGAAAAGCCATTGATTTTAGCCATTTCCTCACCGTAATCATTTTGCATTTTGTTGTATGCGTTAATAAAATTCTTCTTCAATTCAATATTAATATTCACTGTACACTCTCCTGTTCATTGATCCATTTATTTGCCGCCGCAAAGTCCATCTGATTGCCGTCCACATCAAGAACAGGTACACGAACAAAGTTCATGCTTTGCATCAATTCCTGATCATTGTTTTCCTCAAACTGAATACCTTTTGCTGTTAGCTTCTTTTTCAAAACATTACAAGATGGGCATCCAGTAGAATAAAGAATTATCTTGCTCAAAATACTTCCCTCCTTAATCTAAAATAATGGAACGGATTTCACTCCATTCTGATACACGGATCACACCAGCCGCTTGAGCATCAAAGGTTTTATTATGAGGACGGCTGAATAAAATACCTTGATAATCTCCACCAGTGACATTATGTGTTCCGTCATCAATAAGATAATCACCATGAATAAGCTGTTTGTGCGCTGTAATAACAAATTGATTCCAATTCAAGAACGGAAAGAGTTCCAGAATGCGTTCAATCTTTTTATCGCAAGTATTGTAATGCGTTGCAGTTACGATGCGCAGAATGTGCTTATCATTGATTTCTTTTAGAACTTCAAAACAACCGGGAATGCGTTCCAGATTGTTCCAAATTTCCTTTCCCATAATTGGGGCATAGACTTGTGCTTTTGTCAGAGTCGGAAAAAATAAACTTACATCCCAATCAGTAACATCAGATGGACTAACATTAGTACCATGTTCCTGATTGATTGCCGAAACCCAGCAATCAATCAGGTTTTCAATTGTGTCATCTGCGTCACAGAGAATAATTTTCTTTTCCTGATTCATATTATCCTCCAATAAACGCCAAAATGTCCTTTATAGAATTAGATAAGTCCTTCAAAGTACCATCATTAATCACATAAAGATTCGGAGGATAATCATCCATTGCAGTTTCTGATGGGTGCTTCAATTGCTCAGGAGTCAAATTAGATACAAAATTCGGACGGTTAATACGAATTAGAGTCGTATCCATGCCATGTTCAATAAAGCATTCAACTTCATTGGGGAAACGACAGTCTGGAATCAGCACATAATCCCATTCATTCGGAAACAGTTCCAAAACACTTACTACAAAATCAGTCCAATAGCTTGGACGCTGCTTGCGAACTACATCAGTACCGACATATTGAAGTAGAGTGCGTCCCTTTTCATCTTTTGTTCCATCCCAATTAAAGAATTTCTCACAGATGTACTTGACCAGATCACCAAAATGTGTTGTAAGAACACGATAACCTTTTGCGGTAAGCTGCTCATTAAGCATTCCAGCGAGTGTATCTTTACCATGACGAGCCTTACCAGAGATACAAATTACTTTCAAATCAACTCACCTCTTTACATTTTTCACAAATTGGAATTATGTGAGCTGCATCAAAATTTTCCCTTGCATTTTGTGCTTCATCTATTGTTGGGAAATAACCCAGCCAAATTTGTTTGCCATCAAGTTTGCCGTAAGCCCGATATTTATCACGGCGTTTATCATATGAAACACCTTTACACTTTGTAGTGGAATTTCTCGGCGTATCACGATTTAATGAATTCACTTGCTTATTTGCAACTCTTAGATTTTCTCTACGACAATCCAATTTGTTTCTATTTTTGTGATCAATTACTATTTCTTGAGTCGTTTTAGTAATATGTTTATGGAGAAAAACTTCTTTCCCTGTAATTGGATTTCTGCCCCTTGCATATCCATTTTCTGTTTTTCTCCAAAACACTTGCCTTGCTACCGTAATATCATCTTTAGAGATCAAAGCATAATCGTCTAAGTCATATGTAAATGAATGATATAACTCAATTTTGTAATATGAACCACAATCAATATACCGATTTCTCTTTTTAGCCATTTACGATTTCCGCATAAATGTCATCAAAAACATTAGGAATCAGTACCTTAAAAGCCTTTAACAACATAATGGCAATCTCTCTCATGGAGGGATGTGCAGTAGGAGCGCAACGCAGCTTAAAGAAATGCCTCCACTCAGCAAGATTCATAGTGATACAAATCTCAGTTTTAGTAGAATTGTTCAGTACAGAACGAGCAATCTGAGGTGTTGCACCAAGTTCAATCATGCGGTTATAGTGACGCTCTGCATCAATACACGCCTGAACCCATTCATCATAAATCTGTTGCTGAATTTCAGCGGGAAGGTTATGAACCTTACTGTCATAGTCCATACCGCCCTTAATGTCGATATATGTAACCTCAGCACCGAACTTATCCTTTGCGTAATTGCAATATCTGGTGCTTTCCTGTGCAAAACTTGCCACACGATGACGGACTTCCTCGTGAGAAACGCCACGATCATTGGTTAAGCGAACTGTCATGTCGATATGAGTAAGCTGCTCTGTACCCTCTTGAAGTTCATAAATGGTCAAGGGTTTAAACAGATCATTAGGATTGACATTTACATCCATTCCAATATCCTTAAATTCAGGAAAAAACACTTCATTCCCATGAATGAATTCCCATACAAATTCAGGAATCACTACATCGTTATCCAAACAAGCCTTAAAGAAATCTCTCCATGCACGAACATTGGCAGACATAACATGACGATTAGTAGATGTAAAGCGAATAAAGCTGTTAAATCCACAGCGTTCCAGCAGAAGAACTGAACCTCTCAACTTTGTATAGCTGGTATTGCTTAATTCAAAGATGAAAGAATGATGCTCAATAACTGCTTCATGTCCACGCTTGATAATGCCAGAAACAAAAGGCAGTGCTGACTCTTCAGTGATTTTATCCTCGCTCTTATAGCAAGTTCGACCAACATTCTCAATCAGCTTTAAGGCTTCATCTGCATCAATAGGTGTCAGAATTTCAAAACTTGGACTTACTACTCTCATTGAAAACCTCCTATGATATACTTGTATTTCTTGTTATTTGTGCTTAATCGTCATCCTGCATGGACTGGAAACAATAGTCACAAACATATGTCTTTATGCCATTGCGCTTGATCTTATGGAGTGTACCATTGCTGGAACCACAGTCAGCACAGCAAATCTTCGTGGGAGGATTTTTCATGCGCTGCTCATTGCGCTGCTTGCTTGACTCGGAGTTAGGATGCTCCATCCAGTTCTTGTAGTTCGGATAATAATTTCGCTTCATTGTTCTGTTCCTTTCATTTTGTTTTGATATGATTTAGTTGAATAACAAAAATAATGATCGCCAATTTTATCGTAAAGGTAATCATTATATTGCCCACGAGAAAAGAATACTACTCCACGATCCAATACTGTTTCTGTATCTGTGAGTACAATCTGAATCACTTCATACTGTTCATCTGTTGGAGTAGTGCTGGGAATTAAATGAGCGGGAGAAAACTGATTTTCTGCATACACAACATCATTAAGCGTGTTCGGAAATTCATCGCTCAGAAGCCTGTTAAACACAACCTCGATTACGGCTCTCTGTCCTTCAATTGACTGATTGCCAGCCTCCAAGAAAAGCAATCTGGCAAGCATTTCAATCTCATCATCTGTGATTACATCAGCAATTTCTTGATAAGCTGCTGGTTCAGGTTCAGGTTTAGATTCAGAAGTTTCTTCCTCTATGTAAATCGTTGTCGGCGGGGGGGCTTGCAGTACGGTAGAATCCATAGATTCATTTGTTGGATTAGGGCTATAATGTACCATAGTCATAGTGGTGCATATAGGATCATAATCTACATTTGTTTCTGTGTTATTCTGACTTGAAACTGTTATTGTGATTAATAGAATCAAGATGACAATCACAACAACAATCAACATCAGTCTTATTGGATGTTTCATCGGTTTCCTCTTTCTTATTTTCGTATGGAATATTTAAATACTCCATGATTTCACGATAGCCAAGACCACCTTCACTACGGTCTTTCATTGCAAAACGATATGTAGCTGGTTCCAATTCTGCAAGACGCTGAATTCGATTTGGCTCATGCTCTAAGTGGCATCCGAAAAGACAAAGTTTACATCCAGTATTGTGTTCTTTAGTGAATTCATATTTACCGTTTTCGTGTAATACAATTTCACCGTATGGCGGTGCAATCGGAATATTAAATTCATAAAGATAACGGAGAACATCTTGTCTTGTCCAGAAACCCATCGGAGTGGATTTAGACCTTCCTGATGCTTTAAAGGCGTTACAGCCAGTTTTTAGATAAGCCTCTTTTCTGATCTGACTATCTTCTGCAAGTGTTCCGTAAATAGGATTTGTATTGACTTCTTTATCTACTAAGCGAATTGGCTGCTTTTTCAAATATGAGCAACATTTTTCACTTACATCAAAAGGTGCATCAATTAAGCATCTCCATTTCTTTGGAATACACCATGTTTTACAAAGTTCGTTTTTACTGGTATAACCAGATAAATACAAAACTACTGAGTGCGGAAAGTTAAGAGAACGAAAATACTCTGCTGTTTCCATGCCTCGGTCTAAATAGTTTTCAATATCACTATAATGAATGTCGTGTGCTTTAAAATAAGTTCTTACATCTCGAACCATTCTCGCAATTTTCTTGCTTGCCACAGGATAACCATCTGTGCGAACAACATCAAAATAAGTGACCTTTCCTCTTGCAATATGTAAATCAACTTGAATGTTATATTTCTGTTCGATATACTTGCAAAAGGATTTCACATGACTTGGCATTGACGCAAACTCATTACTTGTGTTTGCGTAGATAACAATCAAAGGACTGTCATGATGCTGATCACGGTGAATAGACCAATGCTTTGCAAACATATCAAACAAAACTGAACTGTCTGCCCCCCCGAAAATGAGAGAGAAACATTCCAATTCGTTTTTTGACAGAATTCAAGGAACTTTGCAGCAGAAACTTGAATTTTTGTTTCAAGTGGCCTTGCTTGCATTTTCATTAAATCCTGATTTGAATAAGTATATTTCTTCATTTATTCTCTTCTTTCTTGTTTACTCAAATCATTGAATGTGGTACAATTATCATATCCATCTTAAAATAGGAGTGACTATTATGGCTGATACTGAAAAGCGTAAGATCGTGCGCCGCTCTGCTGAGGAACGAGTTGCTGAGATTGATGCTAAAATAGCAACCTGTAAAGCAACCATTGCAAAGCAGGAAGAAAAGATTGCCGCTCTCGAAGTTAAAAAGCAAGCTATTTTAAATCCTGTTCCTCGTGTTTCCAAAGCTGGTCAATTGAAAGAACTGCTTAATAAAGCAAAAGCATCTGGAATGACCAATGAAGAAATTGCAGAAAAACTCGGCATCACAATCGAATAAAAGATAAATAGGCTGTCTATGTCGGACAGCCTATTTTATTTAGGCTTACATTCCGATCATTGCCATAAATTCGGTTTCTGTCAGAACTGGAACGCCAAGTTCTTTTGCTTTTGTCAGCTTAGAACCAGCTTTTTCGCCAGCAATTACATAGTCTGTTTTCTTAGAAACAGAACTGCCAACCTTTGCTCCTAATTCTTCCAGCTTCTTTCCGATACCATCTCTGGTAAAGTTCTGTAAGCTGCCAGTAGCAACAACAGTTTTGCCATTGAAAGGATTATCGGCAACAGGCGTTGTGATAGCTTTTTCAATCTGAATATTCAAATGCCCAACAATACAATGATACAATTTGAAATTATCGTCATCACTAAACCAGTCTTTCAGGCTGGCAGACATAACCTCACCAAAATCCTCAAGCTGCATCCAATTAAAATCATCGTTGATCAATTCAATGAACTTGTACGGATCACCAGCACAATAATTTGAAATTGCTTTTGATGCTGTCTTACCGATATACGGAATACCCAAAGAGATCAATAGTCTTGCCAGCGTAGTAGATTTTGATGCTTCAATGGCGGTCATGAGTTTGTCATAGGAACGCTTACCAAAACCTTCCATTCTCATGATTTCTTTATCGTATCTGTTAAGATGATAGAGATCGGTGAAATCAGTCAGCCATCCATTGTTGATGAATTTCTCCAAAGTTGCCTCTGATAGACCATCAATATTCATTGCTGGCTTACTGACATAATGAGAAAACTTACCCAGCTTTTTGCCGTTGCACTTCGGATTATCACAATAAACTGACTCTGTATCATTCACCTGTTCTACTCGAATGCTGCCGCCGCAAACAGGACAAGCATCTGGATACTGAACGCCATGTTTTGTACCACGCTCTGTTGCAGAAATATTCTCAAGAATCTGAGGGATAATCATATTGGCTTTATAGACTTTCAACTTATCGCCAATATTCAAATCATAGTCCTTAATGTAACTCAGGTTATGAACACTTGCTCTCGTGACAATCGTTCCATCCAATTCAATTGGATCGAAAATCGCAACAGGAGTAAGCTGACCAGTTCTACCCATAGACCATTCAATTTCACGGAGTACAGTTTCAGCGGTTTCATCTTCAAACTTGAACGCAATACCATCATTGTTGTGATGGGAAGTACCTCCCTTTTGCTTGGAATAGGAAATACTGTCATACTTCATAACCATGCCATCAATAGGGATACCTTTTTCAATTGCCTGATCTCTCATATGCTCGATTGCATCTTGAATAATAAAAGCAGAACTCTCCTGTTCAAAACGGCAAGCATATGGCAGTTCAAAACCCAACCTCTCACAAGCAAAGAATTTTGTCATACGGCTATCCGATGCAGGGAAAAGATCATCCAATGTCGGCAGATCATCTAAGCCTTCCAGCACATCCCACAGCATAAAATGAATATTTCTCGTATCGCAAACCGCACTATCAAGCTGTCGTACAGAGCCAGCAGCAAGGTTTCTGGCATTTGCGTAAGGCTTTTCACCAGCAGGGAGATTATCATTAATTTTCTGGAAATCATGCTTATGAATAATTGCCTCGCCCACCATACGCAAGAAGCCATTATAAGGAATCGTCAGCGGGATATTCTTAAAAGTCTTTGCATTGTGAGTAATGTCCTCACCAGTGTATCCATCGCCACGAGTAGATGCTTGAATCAGCTTGCCATCATTGTAAATCAATTCGACAGTCAGACCATCATACTTATACATCAGCAAGCATTTATGATTTCCCATAAACTTTACAAGTTCATCAACATCCTTTGTCTTATCCAAAGAGAGCAAAGGAATATCATGAGAAACCTTTTCAAGTTTGCTCTTTACATCGTAACCAACAGTGCTGGTTGGTGAGTTCATCAGAACAACACCCGTATCTGTTTCCAATGCCTTTAGCTCGTCAAATAGACGATCATATTCTGAATCCACTACAAGCGATTCTGCTCTGTTGTAATATGCGTCACGGTATTCATTGAGCTGCTTCACAAGTTCGTGAATTCGTTTCACTTTTTCGCCCATAGGCAACAATTCCTTTCTTGTATTTATTGTTATTCTGAGGAAGAATAAAGGCTTCCTATCCTGCCTCCTATATTATACTTGCATTTCTGGTTATTGTCAAGAGGTTTATCGCAGTTTATGTTTTAAATAATATGTGAACACGCCATACATAAACCATCCTGAGTAAGACGGATCAGGCATAAACATAAGTTGAAGTCCGTATCTCTGATTAAAGGTATGCAGACTGGCGAGATATGCTTTATTGGAAAACTTAGTATCATATTTCCCATCAACAACATCTTGATAATTTGCATTCTCTACCAACAGATATTTCAAGCCGCTGTATGTAGCCATCTCTTCTTCAAATCTTGCTCTCTGTTGAGAGAAATTACCGCTCAATTCCTCCAACGATCCTTTGCGCTCGATCATAATTTCATGATCAAAATAGAGATCACGGTCAATGTTCAAATCTGGATTTGCTGGAATGTAAAAACTGTAATCTCCATTAGACAAAGCCTTTGACTTATGAGGAATTTTCTTTTTATCCAACCAGTCGATAATATGAGCATTTTGTTTTTCTCTTGTGTCAACCAGAATTACAATAGACTTCACAAGCTGCTCAAGTTCTTTATCGGTGTATTTATATAGGGATAAAATCGTAATCACCTACTTTCTATTCAAGGAAAGATTAATCATTGTAATGTCTTTAATCTCTTCCCATCTGTTTTTGAAATGATTTGGATGTTCTTCTGGCGGCATATTCTGCAAAATCTGAATCACACCAAGACAATGCGCAGGAACCATCTCTGAACTAAAATATGATTCTGGAACATCTGGAAAACTCAAATTTCTACAAAGGATGTTGAAATTTTCATCCATTCTGATTTGCAGATCAGTGATGCCGTTATTGAAAGTAATGCGATGATTTTCACTCATATAAAGATATTGGAGCATTATCCCAATATCACCAAGCAAAAACAATTCATCTTTTGTTCTCATAACAATCTCCAATCTATACCCGATAGGGAATATTTAACTCCTTTTATGAGCATTTTGTACCCTATCGGGGTTAATCATTACTTCTCTCGTGCAGCTTTCATGCGTTCTGCCATTTCTGCCCTTTGTTCGTCAGAGTATTGTCTTGGGAACGCAACCTTAATCCATTTCTTAGGCAAACTATATTCCGCAAAATCTTCACCTCTGCGAATGAGTTTCATGTCTGACATTTCAGCCAATCTTTTGTCCAGTTTGCGGATTAACGACTTGTCGTATGTAAAGATGGAAGCAGTCTTTTCTTCGTTGTTATAATTGATGATTGTTTCTTGTTCGTATTTCGTTAAATTCATACGCCCTCCTTAGAATGAAAAGGATCATACTCACTTGGATCAGCATTGTTTGCCCACTCAACCCATTTTGTTACTTTTTCACGCAATTCATCATCAAGCAAAAATGGTTCACGCACCAATATCACAGAAGGATTATCTCTCATAATTTTGGCATTGCTCACGATTTCTTCATAATCAACAGGATAAAGCAGCATTTTTGAATATACTCTATCCCCACGATTTGAAATTCGTCTTGTGAAAGTTGCCTCTTTAAATTGAAAACGCTCAGTTAAATGTGGATTGAGTTTTAGATCGTTCTCTCTTATGTATCCAATTTTCATGTTATTCGTCCTCTTTTGCTTCATCTCTGACAAAGCTCCACTTTTTCAAGATGCTTTCCTTATCGGAATTATCCTGCTGCCAATCCCCATTGTTATCCTTTGACCATCTACCTTCCTCAGAACATTCAATAGTCTTAATAATGTCACCGACATTAATTGGAGCCTCGTCATATTTCTTGCGTCTTACCTTAACAATCTCAGTGCTGCCGTCAGCAAGACGATACAAAGTCAATTTGGGATTCTTATATTTGCATTCATATTCCTGAACAAAAGCATAATCAGGGGACATATCAGGAACCAGTGTTTTGACATACCCAATGTTCTGCAATTCATATTTCAATCTCTCGTTGAAAGGAATATCAATATCATCAAGAGTTTCCCAAATTTCTGTCAGAGCTGCATCATAATCAAACTTACGATATTGCTTGTCAGTTTCCTCGGAATATTTTCGGATGATTGGCAGAAATTCAACAGGGGGATTTGTTTTGCTAAACTGAGAACGGTCATAAAGCTGATCCAGAATATCAATGAATCGCTTAATCTTACCGATAGTGCCGAAGTCATCAAAGTAACCAATCTCAATCAGCGTGTTTACCTTGCCGCTATTGAGATTCTTTTTCTTTTTCATATCCTTCCACAATTCATAGAAATTCTCGTATTTCTTTTGTCTCATTGCATACAGGTCATTTGCACAACCTTGGCTCAATCCTTTAATGGACAGAAGTGAAGGATAGATTGTTTGATTATCTGGATCGGCTTTGAATTTACGATTATCCAGACCAAACTTATATTCGCCCTCTTTAATACCAAATGCTTTGCTCATTTCCTGCTTGAGTTCTGCGACTTTATCCTTCTTGCCCTTATCGGAGTATATCTGAAGCAGAACCTCATAGAACTCATAAGGATAATGTGCTTTCAGATATGCGTTATACAAACTGTCCAATGCCATACAGTAAGCATGAGCGGAGTTAAATCCATAACCACAAGAGTCAGAAATGATCTGCCATACTCGTGCGCTATCTTCCTCTGCTTTATCTGCTGGAATTCCATCATCCTGCATGATTTTATCCTTGAATCCGGTAATGAAACGCTCTTTCAAAGGCTTAACCTTTTCTGGATGTTTCTTTGCAATTGCCTTGATAATGCCATAACATTCATCAATAGGGAATCCAGCATAGTTCAGCGTATTCATAGTCTGCTCCTGATACAGAATGAAACTTTGTGGAAGTTCTTCTGTTTGCAAAATCTTATCAAAAGCAGGGATGCCGTAAGAAAAGTCCTCTCTGTTTTCAAGTTTTGAATACATTGACTTAAATGCAGGACGAATAGCTGCGATGAACGCCGATAACTCAGATACATTTCGAGGCTTATACTTCATGGACTTTCTGGTAGTGGATGCCTTTTCAACCTGATTAACACCCATTGTATAGCCGTTTGCGTAAATGTCCCAAACTGCCTGATCATTTTTAACCAGTTCCATCAACTCATTCACGGTATGATGCTTCAAACCAATACGCTTGTAAATAAGGTCAATCAGTAAGACAACATCAACCTTCAGAATATCGTTTTTCAGGAACTTATAGTTTTCAGCAATTGCCCCGTCAATTACGGCAGTCATATACTCTTTCTTAGTAGTTTCACTCTTGCATTTGATCAGACCAATTTCCTCACGAATGCTGCCATCATAAAGCAGATAAGCACATGGGGCTTTCTTCTTATCCATGATGATGCCCTGATACTTTTTGCTTGCATCAATATAGGAATGATATTCTTCATCTACATAATCATAGATGTTAATATCGTCCTTTTCGTCATCGTCTGCATATTTCAGAGCTTCATCATATTTTTCAATCTGACCAGAAATGGTATTTGCTAAATCAAAATCCATATTCTGTGATCTGGCGTACAGCTTAAATGCACTCTTTTTCTTACAAGTGCCGAATGCAATCATAGGATAAGCATGATCCTTGCCAAGAATTTCTTCCTGTGCCTCGGCTGCAATATCTGGCGTACCCCAGTTCAAGTCAATATCAGGGAGGCTCTTTGTTTCAAGAATACGGCTCTTACTGATGAAACGCTCAGGATACAACTTAATAGGGCTTTGAAAACGGTCAACTTTTGAGAAGCCAAGTAATGTATTTGTAAAATAACCAACAGAGCTACCACGCCCTGAGTCAGTTAGAACACCGCCCTTTTCCAATGCTCTCTTAACCATGTAATAGTCAATCAGGAAGTAATCAGACATATTCGTATCCTTGATGACTTGAACCTCATTCTTAACACCATCAAAATATTCGTCATGCTGAGATTCGTCTACATCTTTGACATATGCTTTGAACAATTTAGAAATCAGCTTGCTATATTCCTTGTTTCTTTGCTCCTGATCTAATTTAGGGAGTAAAACACCGTCAATTGTATGCTGACCGTCATAAAGAGAAGGCAACTTAATATCTTTGGAGAAAATGCGGTTTGGCTCTCCATTAGGTAAGGTGTCATACCCCTCAAATTCCAAAAGCAAATCCGTATTATCCATTGCTCTCTGAATTTGATCTTTGGTAAATACGCCTTGTTTCAGAAAACGATTCATGGTCGTTTCATCATCTGGATAATCCATGAACCATCCTTCTTCATCATCATAATGGACATTCTTGGCTGCCAAAATATAGTCACGCTCTTTTGATTGATCGGGATAAATATAATGGCTATCCATACCGACAATCATTTCAATATCATATTTTTCGGACAAAGCAAGAATTCTTTTATTCAATTTGATTTGCGACTCAGTATCGTGATACTGAATCTCAAGGAATAAGTTGTTTTTGAAATGATTATGAAGCTGAACTAAAATGTCCTCAATATCATCATAATGCCAGAAGGCAATACAAGCAGTTGTAACCATTACATCGTCTGCTGGTAGAGTAAGTAATAACTCTAAGTCAACACGAGGACGGAAATAATAGCCATCTTCATTTGCAGTAGACATGATACGATTAATTGCTCTACGACCATTCTCGTTTTTTGCCAGCAACACAATATGGCAGTTTGTACGATCTTTTTCTTGTCTATTTTTGACCCAATAAGCCTCAGTACCAAAAATAAATTTGAGATCGTATTTTTTTGCTAATTCATATGCTTCAAAATAGTATCCAGCCCAACCATGTTCTACACTTGAAATAACCTTATGTCCAAGTTCAACAGCTCGTTTTGCATAATCCTCATTGACAGCAGCAGAGTCAGCAATGTAAATATTGCTATAAGATGTGTGTCTATGATAATTCTGCAATTTCTCCACCTCCTATATATCTAAATTCCTTAAAGTATTTCTTTTCTGCCTCTATTCTTGCATTAACCGCATCATCATAGTTTTCATAATGACCCAATGATTTTTGTCGGTTCATAATCATAATATAGGCTCTCCATTTTCCGTTTTTCTTGTTCAAGCAAACACCAGTTTTGCCACTGGTATTTGCTGTATTGATCTTTTGATTTCTTTGGTTTTCTTGATTAGTTGCAATTCGTATTTGTGATTTTCTATTATCATTTGGACGATGATAGATATGATCTACAATTTCATTATCATTGCATCCAAGAATAATACGATGCTGCTTTATATTCTTGTGTTTTTCAGCAGTTGCACAAACATAACCTTTTTTATCAATCCACCAAGAATACTGTCTGATTAACGGAAAATCTTCCAAATCGAAATAGAAAGGTTCTCCGTTTGCTGTATAACCAATTCCATATTCACCAGACAAATCGTATGTATTTCCATTAGGTTTTGAGATAACAACACTTCCTTACAACTAACACTTTTTTGTTAAATCTATAAGTTTGCCATTATTAACAAGCCAACAAGCAGATTCAAATTCTTTTTTCGGAATTTCCTCAAAATAATCTGTTTGAACAAACGAATACGCCATTTCTGAAAACTGAACAATTCCAACTCCCATTGACGCATAACATTCTTTGACTTTGAATTTTTTATTTTCAAAATCTAAAACCTCAAAGCTGCGATAATCAGGACTATAATTTTTTCTTTTATAACACCGTCCAACGAATTGCGTGTAGAACGAATCTCCCATATATTTTATAGACACATTCACCAATCCTTTGCTTGTATTTCTTGTTATTTTACTTAAAATAAGTTCGCATCTTCGTCTTTTTCCTGTTTCGCAAGCATACGCTGCTCATTGAAACGCTTAATGTGAACACAACTGTTTCGGAAATTACAAAGGTTGTTACAGAAGAATGTATCCTCAGACTCATTGCCCTTACTATTGATCTTAACAAAAGAGCGTGGAGGCCATTGTGATTCTTGTTCAGGATCGAGACTTTCAAATCGGTCTGCCATATCATTCAGATACTTAACTGCTTCAGCCTTGAGTTCATCAGTCAATTCATACTTTCGAACATAAGGCTTGATAACATACTTTGCCTTAATCTCGTCAGGTAAATTATCCAGAGAATTATTCTCTAAAGCAGTTTTGATCATAAATTCAATGTCAATTTCATCATAGCCTAATTCAGCTAAATCAAATTCAATGTGATTGCGAAGTTCACTGACTAATTTGCCACGACTAATGACCTTTGTAATTTTAGATTTCTCTTTTGAATTGGCTCGTTTCTTACCCATGAATGTAACTTCGCAATATTTCAGCATAATCCAAGAAACATCACGAACCTTAAACCCATCATGCTCTTTTGCTAGCGCATAAAAGATTAACTGTCTACCATGATGGAGTAAGTCAGCAGCCTTAAAATCTGTCGATGTTTTCCAGTCATAAATAGAAATTGTTCCATCTGGATTCTCACGAATCAAGTCGATATAACCCTGAACATAACGATCTTCAGACAGAGGATAGATAACCAATTCCTCAGTTACAAACTTACCCTTGGGGGCTTTAAAGGTATTGCAAAAATGCTTCATATCAGCAACCCAATTATTTCGGATTGTATCATTTCCCTTAAAATCTTTAGGGAACTCAATACCAAGCATTTCCAAATCTAAAAGTTCCTGATTAAGAACATCTGGCAGCTCTGCTTCTGTGGCAGTACCTTCAATGATTTCCTGCAACTTATCATGAATCTTTGTACCAAGAACACCGTAAATTCCATTTGTGCCTTTCTTATGAAGAATGTAGGTGTTATACGCCTCGAACAAACATTCCTCAATTGTATTACACTTGGAAATACTATACACAGCCTTTCCAGACTTAAATAACTCTTGTAAGCGTGGGTCTTTATCTCGCTTTGCCATTATTCTTTCCTCCGTTATGACATTCTTTGCAAAGAAATTCAGTTTGATGAATTAATGGAACATGACCAGAAGAACATGGCATCCAAAATGATGCTGGTTCATCCATCTCTTTTCCACATTTACAGCAAACATATTTTATTGCAAGTAAACCTGTTTCTTTATCTTTGAGATACAATCGAATTCCTTTGAAAAATTCCATTTCATTCACCTTGTATTTTTTGTTATTCTAACCAAACAACATGGTTTTTCATCAGTTCTAAAAATGCGTCCTTACCTAAATCGGATGGACTTGCTTTGCTTCCTTTTGGTAAGATCAGATTATTCTTATCACAGATGTAACCAACTTTGTTTTTAAACACGGCATTATTTAATACCAGCTTTTCAGCTTGCATTCTTACATTGTCCTCTTCCAGACCTTCATCATAAGCAAGGACGATCTTTTTCGTCATGAGTGACTTTAAGTATTTAGCCTGAACATCACTTATATCACAACCACAAGTTGCAAGTCCGATCCTGCTCCCCATTGAATGAAGTTGCTGGACAAACTTTTCTGATTCTCCTACAACAACAATATTCTTCTGCTGAATGAAATCATAATTGTGATGATAACCATACAATGTTAGACTGCGGGAACAAGGAATGATCGGCAACCACCGTTCATCCTTGGAACATTTCGTATCATTCAATCTACCCATAACACCACACAACTTACCATCCAGAGTATATTCAGGAACAGTTATACGACAGCTTTCCAAATCAAATCCTACTTTGAAAAACTCCTGCGTCTGAAAGTTGATGCCATCTTTGAAAAACATTGTGTTGTATTTGCCAAGATATTCATCAATTTCAGATTCGTCATAAGTTTTCATTGCATATTCTGGTTCATTAATCTCTTTCATAAGACCTTTATAGAAACCAGAAAACGGATAACGGATTTTACCACTAAACTGACTTTTCTCCAATCCCAATTGATTCGCAATGTAATGCAGTGCTTTGGGGAACGACAACTTTTGTGTTTGCATGACCAGAGAAAAGAGATTTCCATGAAGATTAATCGAAAATCCATCAAACTTCAAGGTATCCAATTTCAAACGCATCGCTGTTGGATTTAAGCCTTCTTCTCGGCTAAAACGCAGCTCATTTTTTTGCTGTCGGTATGTGATCTGCGTATATTCCATGCTTTCAAGGAGGGAGATACACGCATCTACATTGTTTGATAAATAATTTGTCAATGATAACGCATTTACGATAAGTATCTCCCTCCATTTCTATTTTTCATATATTATTCAAGCCATCTATTATCTATATAATAAAACCCATATACGGCAAAACCAGTTAGTATAATCCAGAAAACCCAAAACAACACAAGCTGCCATTCTGTTTCCAGATGCTCAATTGTTTCATCAATGGTTTTTTCGCAATAAAACGATGTTTCTGAAATTGTATCATCTGCCAAAACTGCGTACAGAGTTCCTTCGTATAAAATATCCGATCCATAATAAACATCCCTTAAATGATACCCTGCATCCAGTGTATCAATATAATGTTCTGGAAAGTGATTGATTGTTCCATAAGAAAATTCTTTTCCAAGGAAAGTAATCGTTTCTACATGGATATGATCACGATCAATTTCATCCCATGTCCAGTAGGTTTCTACCTCTGTATATGTCTGAGTTTTACCATTAACCGTTTTTGTTTTTGTTACTGTTCTTGTATGTTTCGTATAACGCTCAGTGACTTTTGTTGCGGAGGCATATTCCCCACCGATTTCAGGATATGTAACAGAATCCACGGCAGCTAATTCGCCATACACAAAAGCATTGCCAATATTTGTACGCATTCCATACTCAAACAGACTGGAATCATTGTCGATTTGCAATGCGGTATTATATTCCTGATACTTGTTCATCAAGCTATCATTAATCTTTCCTGAAATCATAATGCCGAATACAAGCATCAGGCAAACAATAACCACACTGAAAATCACTTCTCTTTTCGTGATCCTCATACCGTGTACCTATTAATCAAACAGGTTAGTAGGAGCATCAGAGGAAACATCATAATTCAAATATTCGTAATTGATAACCTCGTAACCAAGGAAACCAAGAATCTGCTTATTGGGGAACTTTCTGACATACTGGTTGTAACTCTTAACCCAAGTATTAAAGTTGCTTCTGTAATTAGCAATCAAATTCTCGGTTGTTGCCAGTTCGTTCATCAACTCACGATAATTTTCACTGCTTTTCAGTTCTGGATATGCCTCTGCAACAGCCTGAATCATTGTCTGAATTTCCTGAACACTTTCATCCGTAGCACTACCACGAGCATTGACAACATCCATCAAAGTCTGATACTCATGCTCGTCATAGGCTTGCACACAATCGACCAGATTAGGAATTAGGTCTGCTCTGCGCTTTTCCTGCACCTTAATCTCAGACTGAGCAGTGCTGATCTGTTCCTCAAGAGAGATTGCTTTATTTTGCGTTCCCTGAAATGAGAACACAGCCAATACAATAACGGCAATTACTGCCGCAGCTACAATCAAAATGGACTTCCAATGTTTCATTGCTTTTCCTTCTTTCTAACTTAATAAACTGCGAATTCTTTTGATTTTTACACTAATCCTTTGTCTGCTGACCCCTAATTCACTGGCAATTTCGCTCTGCTTTTTATCATCTAACAACATGGCGAAAATTACTTGTTCATCAGGTTTCAGTTTACTTGACAATGATTTATATGTAAGTGCATGAATTGCTTCTTGCTCTACTTGAACATTATTATCTGGAATCACATCTGCAAAACTTGCAAATTGGCTATCTTGATCTGTCTGAATTGGAACATCAAATGAAAGTAATTTATCTTGCGGAATTGCTCTCTCATTCTGCTGTTTTCTCAATTCTTGTTTATACTCATTCAGCATGACAGTATAAGCCAAAGTTGAGAATTTCCCCTTTGTATTATCAAAAGCAATAGCTGCCTTACATAATCCAATTGCCAGAACATCATAATATTCATCCAGATTAATGCTCTTTTTATTTGCCAAGCTATAAATCAAGTTGTGATTTTCAGAAACAATCCTTTGCTGATCTAATGTTAATTGTTCCATTATTATCATTCACTTTATTTATGTTCATTGAATACTGAGCAGTAGCCCTTTTCACGCCAGCGGTTATAGCGTCCATTAAATTCATAAAGAACCTGAATTTTATCATCGTCATTTCTTGTTTTATCTAAGAATGCGATGATATATTTTTTATCTCTATCGAGTTGCACAGACTCACGAACATTGGAATATTTTCCGCTGGAATCTTTCTTTAATTGATATGGCTTTACATCAAACTTTTCGCCGGGGAATTCATCATCCCAAAGAGGGCGGCAATACACCATCTCTGAGAAAACTTCCTTAATCTGCTTTGCGTTAGACAGACAGCTTGCATCCAAATATCGCTTATTCAGAGTATGAAGTGCAAGCTGATAAGTACAGATTAGAGAAATGTTTTCACGGCTGGTAATCTGAAACAGTTTACGACTATGGATAAGCAACTGCTGCCACATAGCTTCGTCAATTTCATCCTCAGATTTCATGGTATCAAACATGATCGTCTGGTATCCCAACTTTGCCAGTTTCTTAATAATGCGCTTGACCTTATTCATGTCATTATCAAACATCTTGATAAACTGAATATTAGAATACTTCTCTCTGGAAATCTGCTTTGCTTTGCGCAAATATTCCCACTGTTCATCTGTAAACTTACCCATTTTCAGCTTTTTACGAGTCAGACCCCAATAGTCCAGATCATTCGTAAGAATGTGAACAAGCAAAAGCTGCTTAAAATCTTTTGATCTTTGCTCATTACTGATGACGGCGCACTTTACACCATCATCCGTCATAGGGATGATCATATTCTCAAACACGAAACTGGTTTTACCAACACCAGAATGTCCAGCAAACATATACATATCACCAAGCGGTGTACCAAGTGTCAGATAATTCAGGATAGGACAATTTTTACCATAGCTGATACCCTGTGCCGATCCATCATCGCATTCGCTGAGGAACTTATCATCAATTTCAAGTGTTTCAATATCAATGTCGTGAGTGTTCTTAATACTGACACTGTTCAGGATATAGTCATAGTAATCATAGACTTCCTGATTTGTCATTTTTGCAAAACGATCCATATTGGGAATTACATTAAAGCCCTTATCATACAAAGTCATTAATGTATTCATCTTTGCAATCTTGTCATAGTAAGCATCAATATTTTCGACATTTACCAAAGAACAAAGTTCGCTAACCGTTGGATAACCGCCAAGTTCATCGAAATGCTTTTTGACAGTGGGTTTGTTCTCTAAAAATGTGTAGATTGTCACATTATCAAAAGACTTAAATCCCTGATTGAACATTTGTCTGCCCAAAGAGAAATAGAAAATACCGTCCTCTGTTTTCAGAGTTTCATCATCTTGTGTGTTGACTCTTGCAAAGTCATCATACAATTCAGGCTGCTTCCAAAGGCAAAAAATGAATGTGGCCTCTGCGCTCTCTCGACCTTTGATTAATTCATCAGGATACTCTTTCCAGTTCAAATTATTACCTCCTTATAATTCATCATCAATGAGAAAACGACTAATATCCTTACCCTGCTTTTTTGAGCCGATAGCGGATAAATCGCCACATTCAATCGTATTATTTTTCACTTGTTCGTTTGATGCAGCCATTCTCTTTTCTTTCTTGGCAACATCGGCAATATTACCTTTTACAATGGTAAACATATAAGAGATCATGCCATACTCATTAGAGAATTGTTTATGTTCCAACCAATAATGAATGTCGTTGGCACATTCTTTAAATGTTTCCAAGATCACCTCATTACTGTAAAAGGACAATTCTTTAATCTTTTTAGGGAGAATGGGAGGAAACGGTTGCCCGTTTCCATACCCCAAAAACTCTCTACAAATATAATCAATCAGTTCTTTGTAAGTCTGTTTCTTACGCTGATCTGCATCATATATTTCTTGGCTCTTATAATATTTGGAACCAATTTTTACAAAGGTATCAGTTGTGCCGACTTCGCCAGTAATTGCACATTTGCAACTTCTCGCCATAACTGATTTCCTCCAATGGTTTACTCCTGATTCAGCACCTTAACAATCTGCTCCAAAATAGCAGTAGGAATATCATCTGCATTCTTGAAATTAGGAATGTCATGTTCCTTCATGATTTCCTTAACAGACTTCTTTGTTGCGGCATCTGCATCGGGGAACTTGTTCTGAATAACCTGAAGCAGCTCGGCATTGCGATCCTCGTCAATCTTATTGGCGGCATCTGCCTTCTGCTTTTCGGCTAACTCCTTCTCCTGCTGCTTACGAGCCTCCTTGAGTTCCTTTTCAGACTGCTCAACAGACTTGCCGCCCTTGCTGTGTTCTGCCAGAATAGCGTCCTTCAGAGCCTTAATAAAGGCATCTGCATCCAAAGGAATTTCATCAACAATGTCTGCAAAGCGGGACTTGGAATCAACACTGTAATTGTCATCACGGAAAGAGATACGGCGAGATTCGCTGAGAACTCTGCCCTTAACTTCCTCTTCCTTAGTTACAATGTTTTTCTTACCAGTCTTTTGCTTTACGATCTCACGATCAATATAAGCAACGCCAAGGAAATGCAGCTTTGTCTTGAGCGCATTGAAATAACGCTGACTCATATTAGTAGTCAGAATGGAATAAGACTCGCCAGTAATAGGATCATCAACATCCTTCTTCTTGGTATGACCGATAGCGATAAAGGAAACACCGACTGCCTTCAGCTCCCACAGCTTATCAAGCACAAGCTGAATAGCCTTATCCTCACCAGCCATAAAGCCACCGAAAGCTGCTTTAATAGAAGTAATTTTGGGCTTATCAGGATTTGCTCGATTGTGCATACGAATAACTTCAGGTTCAGTAATTTCAAGCAACTGATCAAATGTATCCAGAACAATAACACGCAAATCCTTATAATCCGTCAGCTTGTTCTCAATTACATCGTCACAGAACTCCTTGAAAGTAGCCCAATCAGGAATCTTTGCGGACACGATGCCATTGATAGCATCATGACCATCTTCCTTGCCAATATCCAAAGCAATATAACCGTCATCGCCAACCAGTTTTTCACAAACTTCCTTAATGACAGTGGATTTACCAATACCGCTCTCACCAATCAGACCAATGTTATAAGCGAGAGGATCAATACAAATCTCACGCTTTTCACCAAATTTTCTTGCCATTATGTACTACCTCCTTAGAACAAATCCTCTTCGTCTACATCGTCCTTGTCCTCGTCCTCGTCCTTATCAAAGGGAGGCTCGTCATCGTCATCCTCGTCCTTCTTGGACTTAGACTTTGCAGACTTGGAATTCTTCTTAGCTTCCTCCATCGTTTCATCTGCGGCAGGAACAAAAATCTTTTCCTCGAACTCGTCTGCGGTATCATCACATTCCAGAACACCATCAGCATAATCACCTTCCAGCTTAGGCTCAAACAGACGGAACTCGTCAATGCGATCACCGTAGATATTGCCCTTGGGACGGAAATCATCAACAGACTTAATACCAAGTTCGACCTGTTCACGCTGAGAATCAGTCAGCATAGACTCGTCAAACTCTGCTTCCTCAGCACCACGGAGCAGCACAATCTCCCAAGGGATATGTACCATATTCTTGTTCTTGACCTTGATGTACTTCATCTTGTAATCAAACAGCTTCTTATGCTTTTCGTTCTCAAGATCATACTTTGCACCAGAGAACACAACCTGAATGGGAACATACTTTCTGCCCTCGTCCTTATTGATATACTGCTCAATGTAGCAATCCAAGGTCATCTTCTTGTTCTCGTCAAAATCACTGTCATCAAGACTGCTCTTGTTGTAGAACAAATCCATAGTCAGAAGCAGACGATTCTTTCTCTCTTCAGGGGCAGCGAACACATTCTGAATGCGGAACTTACTGAAATAAGTCTTTTTCTTTGCATACCAGTCACGAGTAAACTGACCAGTAACAACAACACGACCGTCATAATTAGGCAGATGCTCACGCAGATGCTCAATCATATCGTAGGCGGTAATAAACTCCTGTCTGCCGCCGTGTTCATCACCAAGATCAACAATGTACTTACGGTAGTTGGCAACCTTTTCGATAATGTCCTCGTCAAAACGGTCATCCCAATCTACATCCATCTTTTCATTGTCAACATCCATTGTCTTAATGACCTTTTGCTGGCTGTCAAAAGCCTCGACAAAAGCCATATTCATGTCGGTTTCCTTGATGCCGAAAGTCATAGACAGCATCTTCTTGGTTTCCTTAGTCTTTTCATCTTTCTTAGAAATTTCCTTGCAGAAAGGACGCTTAGTATCTGCCTTCTGCTTAGGAATTACAGGGGTTCCACAAAAACTAAATCTGGACTGATAACTCATATACACAAATCTCCTTAAACTTTGTCAAAATTCATTTCAAGAAACTTTCTACTTGCAAGATAATCACAGAGATGCACAAACTTCTGATACTTGTTCTTGGGCTTAGGCAACTCAACCTTAGAATATCGTGCGGTATTCCACTGTCCCATGTGAGTAGCAATGCAGTCATATAAGAATTTCATCTGCTCATCATTCAACAGACCAGTTTCAATATGACATTGCTTTACAAAATCTGCTGCCAGCAGAGGATGATCAAATACTGTATTACCCTCTCGCTTACCCTGCTTCTGTCCATCATGAAGGATAAGAGCAGTCAGCATTAAATCTCGTTCCTCTTCGGAAAACTGGAACATCTCAAGATTAAACAATTCATTTGCAATCCAGAATGCAGCTTTGGTATGACGCAATAAACCGCCATTGCCAAGAGCATATTCAGGATGATATTTGCCGCTGGATGAAGCAGCTACACGGAAGAAATAATCAGGTAGATTGTCGATGCAATATCCAAGAAATTTCTTGATGTATTCGGTACGAATAATAGATAATTCTTCCGCAAAGAAATCTCGCTTATTATCCATTAGTCCTCCAAGAAACTCTTAAACTTGCCGATAATCTTTTCATTATGTTCTGAACTCGTGCCTTTCTCATTAGCCATTCTCTCCTTCTTGATTTTCAACCTTATTCTCTGTTTCTGTTGTTGCCTCTGCCTTGGGAGGCTCATTTACCTTTGCCAAACACTGATTGCACCACTTACGCAACTGCATGAGCTGCATCTGAGGATTCATTCTCTGGCTCTGGAACTCATTCATCTTGCTCAGAATGGAACCGCACATGGTTTTCATGCCAGTAGACAAACCATTCAAATATGCTCGGCGCATCATAGTTTCAAGCATCTGTTCCCATTCGGATTTGGGCTTTTCAGCAGCAGTGTTCTCATTTGGTGTGTTTCCAATTTCAACATTCTTGGTCTGATTTTCGCTTGACATTTCGCTATACTCCTTTACTTGTATTTATTGTTATTAAGCCTTTAAAAATATGCTTTATAACCTCTTTTGTCCAGCCGTTACCACAAAGAGAACGGCGTACATTGTCACTGTATCCTTCGGTAAAACCATCTGGCAGAGTTTGCAAACGCTCATATTCAACTGGTGTCAGCTTACGAATACGACCATTATCCCAAACTTTCTTTTCCTGATAGCCACCATTTACACAGGTCAATGTGGCGCATTTGAAATCAGGATTATACACACGCTTGAGTAAATCATGTGTATTTACCTGTAATGTTGCGATCACTCGCTTATCATCACCGTGATAGGTAAAAGGCTTATCATAATAATCCTTTGCAGGAACATGATCTACCATAATATCACGCAAAACCAATGTATTATGATCTGGTAACTCTGCGATTGGAATATTTGTCCAATACAACCGCTTTCTCTCTTGTGCTGAGAAATCAGCAGAGTTAATCATTAAAGGATTGCCCCCCCCAAGTTTAGCAGTGATGATATTTTCATCTGCCTTCTGCTTAGGAATGACATTCTCTAACAAATACCATTTCGGCTTGATTTCCTCAATCGCTCGTGCAAATTCATAGAAGATTGCAGATTTTCCTTTCAGACCAGAACATACATCTTTATTTTCTTGCCGAACAACTGATAGGCTCTGGCAGCAAGTGCCAGCCATAACCAAATCAAAACCTTTGAACTGTGAGAAATCTGCTCCAATTACATCTCCATGATGAACGATGTTCGGAAAATGCTTTTTGCTTAATTCAATAGCGGGAGCAAAAATCTCATATGTATGATATTCTTCAACTGGAATCCCAAGTTCCTGCAAAGCAAGGTATCCAGTTTCCAAACCTCCGCAAATAGACAATACTTTCATTCATTATTCCTCTTGATCTTCATATTCCAGAGGCGTATGTACCAAAGCATAAACTCGGTTATCACCTTGGAAAATTACATCTTTAAAAATGTCTTTGTCCTCTACCAGATAACAGTCATCGCCCATTAAACAAAATACTTGAATTCCTTTATTTAGGGCATACATAACTTCATCGAATACGCCATGACCAATCACACCAGAAACAGTTGAGAATACTACTGCATCACACTGGTCAATCATGGTAAATGCCTGTTTCATGATCTCACTTTCAGGGATGTTCTGCGGCAGAGCATCTTTCGGATTGACAATTTCAAACCCATCCTCAAAATCAAATCCATTTTTGATCACAGACATTTCAAAAGTTTCAATGGGAGTTCCATACTTCCAAATATGGTGTGCATAATAGATTTTCATAACAGCCTCCTTAAAACAGCTTGCATCCTTCAGATTTAAATTGCTGGATTTGATTTTCCCAATCCTCTTGTGTCCAGCCGAATTGTTTCATCAAACACTTTTTACACAAAAACTTTTCTGTGCTACGCCCAAACATTTTCATGTTCATTGCCAACGCATTTTTGTCTTTGATACGCATTGGCTGACGCAAATGATTAATACATCCATTGGAACAATAACGATTGAAATATTTTCTTGCTACATCTAAATCTAATCCTGAATAAGCTGCATACTCCTGAATGATTTCCTCTGTTGGTTCACTACGAAATGCACCGCCAGTCCATGCTTTTGTGACATACTCTTCGATGGTACAGTTCATAATCAACCATTTATTGTTATTGATGAAGTCATTTTTCAAGATTTCACGCCAACGATTAAATAAATACGGATACCAATACTTATCTAAAACCCATGTGTACTTCGTATAGTTTGGACAAGCAATACCACAACCAACACGGCTATATCCATATCGGTATTTATCATTGATTTCAATGCCTTCATCAAGAATATAGAGCCATATATCTAATTCCGACCACTGGCGAATAGGTAAAATACCAATCCAATCACGATTACCCCATTTTTCATTTATCCAAATATCTGTGTAAGCAGCTCTCTTTGTAGATTCTTCATTTCTCATACCAAACAAGAAAATCAGAGATTCATCATCAGAAAAATAGTCAATCGTAGGACTTTCCTTAAAATAATTACAACAGAAACGGTTCAATCTACTTGGGATCATTTGATTGCCCCCCCGTCATAACGCTGGATATATCTATAAAAGCCACCATACTTCGGATCGGGCAGGATGTGTTTGAAACCGTTTCGCTTTGCCATACGATTACTTTCGCCAACATCCAAGGTTGTAACATTGAAATATGTTTCAAAATCAAGTCCAGCCTTTTGTGCCAAATGAGTAACTACCATACTGTCTTTGCCAGTGGAGTTTGTGTTGATAATTCGTCTGCCAGATAAAAGGCAGTTAGAACGAAGCATTTCAATACTATTGTTTTCAAGTTGCTGTAACCTATCACGGTTACGCTTAATGGTTTCTTTCCATGTTTCAAAGTCAGCATAATCCTTGTTCTGTTTATGCTTTTTCATTGTGACAGTTAATTGATCATCAACACTAATTCGGAATAAGGAAACTACTTGCCCCCCCCGCCTAAAGGCTTTCACAATATTATTGTCAAGCCAGAAGGTTTTCTCTTGAAACCAATCAACTTCACAACCGTTATCCTTTAGAAACTGGATATATTCAGGAAAAATCGGTTGCATCTTTTACCTCACTTTTCTTCGTAACGGAATACAATCGGAATCATTACAGTTGTTCTCTGCTGCATCCAAGGCTTTTCATCTGTTGCAAATCGCCTTCCATATTCATTCACTACTACAATGTCACCAATGGTATAGAAATAGTTGCAGTTGTTTGCATTCTTTGGCATACCAACACTTGCATCGTAAGTCTGCAAAGACAAGATTTTCTTCAGACAAACCTCGATGTTTTCATATACAAACAACATTGTTCCATCATGTCTGGAAGAACTCGTGGTGAAATATTTGAAATCTGCATCAGGATCGTATGTAACTTTCACACTAATATCGAGCTTCGGATCAGCATCATCGTTCTTCCAAACCAAAGACAAATGATTGTTCTCGTCAAACTTGAGAAACTGCTTTGGTGAAACCTCAAAAGCATTATCGAATGCAATATCCAGATTAGTATTCTTCTGCTCTAACACTCGATATTTTATGTAATCTAAACTCTTTCCCATTATTTACTCCTAAATTGGTCTTGGAACTGGATATGGATACGGAGAACAGCAAGTCAGAATTGCCGCCAGAGCAACAGCCATTACAAGCAGTACAATCCATTTTTTACTGATCTGCTTTTTCGCAATCATAAGCATCTCTCCTTTTATTTCTTGTTATTTGTTCAAAATAAACAAGTTTTCTGTGATGTTTTGTCTGGACGCATTATCCAGTGTTCTTTTCACTGGCTGCGACCAAATTGATCTCCAATTCTCTGGTGCTTGCTGTTCTGATACCAAAACAACATTTGTTTCAGACGCTTGCTCTGCCCATTTCCAGAATTCATCATGATCGAAATCATTTTCGTATCCAGTCGTTCCCTTATAAGGAATGTCGCAGTAGATTACACCACCACAAAAATGATCTAAGTCAAGAGTTCGATAATCTGCCTCGGCAAACTCCACATCCTGTAAATTGGGAAGCTGCGCAATTACATTCCGCTTTGCCTCGTCATAATAATTCCGATATGTACCGATTTTGGTTTTGACAATGCCAGCCCTGCCACCAAAGAATTTTCCGTTATAGGACGCAAGGAAACCAACGGCTCCAATATACCAATCAGGATATTTACCATCCTGCATTTGATATGATTTCCTTACTGCCGCATATTCCTCTTGCGTAATTTCATCAGGCAAAAATGTAATCTGATCTCTATGCTTGAATAGTTCAATCAGATAATGATTAATGTCATACCCAATCTTTCTATCACAAAAAATTTTATCAATTACATTTGCCCCCCCGATAAACGGTTCTAAATAAAATACTGCGCTGGTACTATCTATGTAAGATTGAATAATCGGAACGATATGTTTGGCAATGCGGCTTTTTGAGCCTACATATTTGATAACTGCCACCTCAATCTTTTAATTTAATCCACTTTCCCAAATCCTCTAATGTTCGAATTTGCTGATCAAAATCTTGATCGGTAAAGACTACAACCTCGCTGGGAAACGGAGCTGCATCTTTCTGGTTGAATTTCAATCGTCCTTTGACAAAACAAACATATTTCGCATTTGGGAAAATGAAATCATGCTGTGCTTTTGTGTCGGTTCGAGCAGGAATGAGCATTACAGCAGTAATGTCATTTTCTCTGCTCTCACGACAACATTTTTCAATCCAATCTTCCTGACCACTCTTGCCTTTCGTTCTACGAGAGTATGGAGGATTACAAAAAACTGTCTGCCCCCCCCAACTTTTCGCAAGACCATCATTTTGTTCCGTATAATACAGTTCACATTTATGATTTGTATCATCTGCACATGGATCAAGTGTAAAATGGAATACTGAATTGAGTCTGTCAAAGAACGACTGAGGCGTAGACCAGTTATTATTTCCAGTGCTGAACATAACTTCTGTATTCATATTAACCTCTTCCGTTCTTGTATTTCTTGTTATGCGTTGTTCATTACAGTCGCAAAAAATAAATCTCGCAATTCAATGATATTGGTAGGATGGTTTTCGTCATTGGCGAGTTCCTTGACGAAACCATAAAATTTATTTTCCAGAGGTGTAAGCAGAGAACCCATGTAACGATACTGACCACTGCGGAAAACAGAATGAGCAACGGAACGCATATGCTTCCACAGCTTATAGTAATACAGTTTCAGCTTGACCATATAGCCAACGCTATCCTCTACCACAAAGCCCTCAATCTCCTTACCGTCATACAGATAATCCTCTGCGGTAACTTCTGTGTACCAGTTATAAAAATCAGTCCAGTTATCAATTTGGATTACTTTCTTCTTGACCTCAAAGCCGAACTTTTCAAACTGAACCAGCTTGGAATAGGGCAGCTTTTCAAACTGCATTTTATTCTTTACTACATCAAGCAGGAACAGTCTGGACTTATCGTATTTGATGATGTGAGGATCGTTTTCCATATCAACACACTCAAACACAAATGTCACATCGTTGTTCTTCATATATTCCTTGAGTTCATCCAGATTTTCGCCAACCTGATAGAACATGGATCGCATATAAGCGGAGAAATCACCCTGCGGATCAGACTTACTTGAAATAAAGAAATCATCCGTATCAGGATTATAGGACACCATACCAAGGAAGCCGTTCTCCTTCACATAAGCGGTTACAGGGAACTTTAACTTATGCTGAAGCATATCAAACTTGGTTTCGGGCATTTCGTTCACATTAAAGAATTTGTCATAAGAACGAGCAACAATTCTTCCGTTCTCAGTATTGATGAACAATCCTCGTGCTTTGGTAGTCTGCTTATTCCACTTCTTATCGTAGAATGCTTCTCTGGTGAAATTGAAAGAGGAAATACTGCCGTATTTCTTTTCAGTGATGTACTTATTCTTACGCATTTGGTCAACCATTTCCATCACATCAAGTTCCTGCTCAGTATAAGCAGTTACCTCAGCTTCTTCCTCAGTCTTAAACACAGTATTCTTAACATATACAGGATGGAAACCATCTGCATCCAGCACAACTACTCGCAGATCGCCGCCAAACTCAACGCAACCTTCCAGATTGAAACAACACTCTGAAAGTTCGATAGGCAGATTACGAGTGTTTCTATGACCGAAAATCTGATAAGTGTCGGGAGCTGCCATACGATCAAAAGTCTGAGCCACATCGACATAATCACTGTATCGACCAACACCACGAATCATCTGTTCCGTTGCCAGTGTGGTCATATTATCAGGAATGAAGCTCAGACCAGCATGAGTTACAAGAACAGTCTTTTCATGATACTTGTAATAAGCACACTGACCAAACTTACGATAGAGCATTCGAGCAACCTTAGTATCAAGCCCCCCCGCCTCAAGCTGACGGCGAGTTACCTTTTCAAACTCAGGGGACTTGCCAGTACCGCCATGTGACCAGTACCACAGCCAACGCTCGTGATTTCCTTCCAGCAGGATCACATTTTTGCGCTCCATGATGCTGTAAAGGAAGTTAATAACCTCAATATTTTCAATGCCACGATCAATGTAATCGCCGCAGAAAATATAGAGTTCGTCATCCTTCAAACCATCTTTCAAATATTCCTGAAGGACAGTATTACAGCCATGAATGTCACCGATATGATGGATTCTCTTATAGTTGGAAAAATCCATAGGCTTATACCAGATACGATCCAGTTCATCAGGACGCAACTTTGTAATGCCTGTCGGAATAGACTGTGTTGCAAAACGAGCATACATCTTTTCAATGGCTTCTTCTGGTACTTGCTTATAATCAGGACGAGTCAAATTCCTGCGCTTACACTCTTCCATAGGAACATCGGTAAAGTCAACGCAATAAATACGATAGCGATAAGTCTGTGCCATCGTCTTGTAGCGATTTATTTCAACCGTTTTGGAGTTCGTAGCATCAATCACAACAAACTCGCCACGCTGCATTCTGGCTTCTAAAATCTGAAACAGAAGTGACCAGACCTTCTTTTCATTGTCCTGACTGATGCCGAAAGTGCCGTTTGTAGTCATCACAGGAGATTGACACAACAGACGGATTTCATCAGCAGACAAAGCATACTGTTCCAGATTATTTTCTTTGATAAATGTGGTTTTGCCGACACCGGGCGCACCACGCATTAACAGTAAAACTCTCATATTATTACCTCTTACATCTGCTATGCTTGGTAGTGTTCATCCGTCACATCTCTTTATTCTCGGCTTTCGCCTTGAATAGAGATGTTAGGATGAACGGATTAACTCAGTTACAGAATGCCGGGGCGAACCCAAACGAATAGTGAGCGGTGCGGTAGTACGCACTCCCCGAAGAGCTGACAACGCAGAAGGAGGTCGAGCCGCCCGCACCAACAGAGCGCAACCACTGCCAGTCATTCTCACCCTTGGCATTTTTCTTGCAGTAACGAATGTTTTCCTGAGCATAAAACTCATACCAGTGACCTTCGCCACCATAAGACCAGAACTTGCGTCCGTACAATTCCTGCTCGGACTTGAGCCAGAATTCATCAATGGTTTTCTGCATATTACCATTACAGTCTACGCTCTGCTTATAAACAGGCTTAACAATAGCTGCCAGATCATCAGAAACATTGTTCTTGAAATCTCCATTCAGGAAAGAACGAATATCAGAATCATCCCACCAGACAGAGTTTCCGTCCCTACGCATTGCGGATTCATCTTTGTAGAGATCGACCATATCCCAAGAGATAGGAGCCTTACCGCTGTTGTCAGCCAGATCATCATGGTCAAAACCAATAATCTGATATGTAGCAACGAAACCATTCTTCATGTAGTCCTTTTTAGTTGCGCCAAGTGCAAAGTATTCTCTGGCTTTACCAGACTTTGCAATTTCATCCACTCTGCGCCAAGAAATGTGATCCAGATTAGTCATCGGCAGCGTCATGGGAAACAAAAAATCAGAACTGTTTTCTCCATCAAACTTCACTGTAACAACATCATTCTCCTGAACGATGTGCAAGCTGGGAAATCTGTCCAAAACATTCTGATCAATACGAAGTTCCATGTTCAATTCTCCTTTTCTAAAAACCTTAAAAATTAATACAATACTTTTCGATGCGTTTCTTTTCCAGTTCATCGGGATAAGTATCCCATCTTACGACTTTGTACTCTTGTGTGACTTCTCCTGTAATGTCATAAAGCCGACCATCAATTTGCGTTACAAAGTGGTTAATCACTGGATCATACATTATTACTGCTTCAGGGAAACGGTTGCACAAGATAAATGCAAACCAATAACAACATCCACAAGTAAAAGATGTGAGAACTTCGCTCCACTTTCCACGCATAGTAAATCTGTCAATAAATTTCATTACCTCATTGTGCAATCTTTCACTCCCCTTGTATCGGACACTCTATTCAGGACTGTAATACAATCCTCAACAGAATGCCCGATTATTCAGACATTCCTTTATATTTGATTCGCTGCTTGACAGCCTTGTTGTTCACGAAAGGACAAGCATAACAATTCCCAAAACAATATCTCAAGGATTTTTGACTATCTTTAGTCTTTGCTGCCTATGCTTTGAACTTTGCTTCAAAAGTAAACTTTGAAACTTGAGCGTTCAGCTTTGGGCTTTGAGCCTTGAACTTTACAGCGATTTTAGTATTTCTGAAATATCGCCGCTCTATCTCTGCGGTGTATAATCAGAAATTAATTCTTTTAGTCTCATGATTTGCCATAGTAACTACTTCCTTTCTAAACTTTGAATTTTGATAGGTCACGAAATTTGGAATCGAACCAAAGCATCCATGTTAAGCCACGGCGTTCTACCATTAAACTATTTCGTGTTATTCTTGTATTTCTTGTTATTTATGTAATGTTTAAGAGGCATAACCTCTTAAACAAGTTCGGATTAATCCGAATATTTGTAGCGTTTGAACTCTTGATATTCGTCAAACTTCTGAGAAAGATAATATCGCTGTCTTTGTTTTGTCAGGTCAATGTGATCCATTTTAAACAGTTCACGCAAAAGTTCATAATCGTTACGACTAACATTACCATGCAACTTTTCATACTCATGAACTCGGTAGTATAAACCAGAATCGTAAATTCGTTCCCACTGAAAAATTCTACCTGTTTCGGCTGCGGCTTTAATTGCATTACTGCTTGTATTGATCAGTTGCTTATCAGTCATATGAGCCGACTTATAGGTACGGAACAAATACTGCGTTTGCTTATAGGGAACAGTCATACCGCCAAACTTTCCAGAATCAAATGTATCCGCATCACGATAATTCCTGAGATATGGAATAACCATTGGAGAAATATGAAATATTTCACCAGTAAACGGATCAGTAATTGTCCCATCATCTTTGAAATCAGACTTGAGAATGTCTGGCAAATGCTTTACTGGAATGCCATGCCATACAAGAAGAGCAGCACAACGGAATGTCGAAAAATCACAAACATCCTTGCCAAATACATCTTCCATTAACCCATTCAAATCAGCAAGATTTTCAAAATAATAGGTATCATAAAATGCTGTACGATCTACATTCTCAAAGAAAATTTCTCTGATTTCTTCCAGTGGCTTAATAGAGCCATTACCTGTTTCATACATCCACTTCATGAAATCGCTGATCTTGCTTTTATGTGACTGAAATACATTCATCTTCATAATGGCAAGCTGCGAATATATATCAAGCATATCCTGTCGAGTAAGATCGTCATAGGCTACATCGGTCATATTGAAAAACCTATTGATGATATTGAATGTTTCTTGCTTGTATTTGTTGTTATCAGAATTATTTAAAAAAGTGTCAGAAATATACTTTTCGATTAAAGCCAGATCAAGCATTATCATCACCTCTTAAATATTCTACCAAATAACAATATGTTTGTCAAGACACTTTATTGTATTTCTTGTTATTAAGCTGGAACAGGACAACCAAGACTGACTAAAATAGCTTTGTTGATTTCTGCCATCTTTTCAAAAGTAACGCTTCCGACAAAATTCTTCAACCGTGTCTTATCAATAGTTCTTACCTGTTCCAGTAAAATCGTAGAATCTGCGGAAAGATTACTATCTTTTGCAGGGAGATCAATATGAGTTGGCAGAGGTTTTTTGATCTGAGAGGTAATGGCTGCTACAATTACTGTCGGGCAATGTTTATTGCCAGTATCATTTTGAATTATAATAACAGGGCGAATACCGCCTTGTTCACATCCTACAACCGGACTTAGATCGGCATAGTAAATATCTCCCCTCTTTACATTCTTTTTCATACCGCATTTCTCCTTGCAGCTCTTTCTTGTATTTCTGGTTATAAGTATATCATGCTCAACAAGAGTTGTCAAGCATATCAGAAAATATTATCAAGAAAATTTCTTGCTATAAATCATGTTAGCCAAACGCCACAAGGATTCACACTGTTGAACGGATTTATCAGTCATAGAATGGCTCAAGTTCTTGTTATAGAACATAACACTGGATACAGGAACAGCGTTTTCCAGATCGTACATTCCAGCATAGATGATTTGATTAACATCATGCAATCTGCACTCAAAACAGATAGAACGGCACATCTGCATAGCAATTCCATTGCCATTAAGCTGAGTATTAATAATGCGTTTAATCTGAGTTTCCTCGATAGCAGTCAATTCACCCAGCTTATCAGGATCAACAACCAGAACCAGCAAGTCCAGTTCTTTGATGTATTGCGATTTTTCAATATTGATATATTCAATATCAGCCAAATCCATAACGCTGCGCCAGTTCCTTTTAGAACGAATAGGAATTGCCTTTGGTTTCTTATGAAGAGCATGAATATGATATGTAAACATACCGATTTGACAATCAAATTCGGTTTCGCTAAGGGCAGTAACAAAGGCAAGTTCCCCATCGGAATAAACAGGCGTAGCGAATTTTCGATTGAATTTTAGAACCCATCCGCAGGATCGCTCAATTCCCGTAGTATGAAAAACAGGCTCGTCCGCTTTTTGAATACTAAAGTAGTCATAATCGCTTAACAGGGCAAGGAAAGACAGCAGCTTCCAATCTTCCATTTTGATTCCATTCATAAGCATTTTACAGCCTCCCTAATTTGGTATTGACAGTCGAGATAATATCCTCTATAATTGCTTTGTAATGAGAATTTTATCTAAGTCATACTATAACAGATAACTTTCTCATTGTCAACATAAATTTAGATAACTATCTCAAAGGAGTGTGTTTTATGGCTTCCATTTTATACACGAGAATTGAAGAACTCTGTGAGGCAAGAGAAATATCCATTACTCGATTAGAAAAGGAATGTGGGTTTTCTAACGCTACTATCAAAAAATGGAAGGATACCAGTATACCCGGCATTGATAAAGTACAGAAGATTGCCAGATATTTTAATGTAACCACAGACTACTTGTTGGGAATTACAGACATTCCAACTCCTGCTGATGAATTGCTGGGAGATAATGACATTGTTACTTTACAAAGAGCAAAATCCAAAATGTCACCTGTTGATCGTGAACGGATGATGCAGATGTTAAAAATTGCTTTTGATTACGCATTCCGTGACGATGATCAATAACTGTACGCTTTATTGGACAACTATTGTATTATACTGATATTCGAGGTGATATACTGATGATTCGGTACGCTTATATTTGCAACCAGATTTTGCAGATTTATCGTAGCCTTGATGGTTTGTCATTTCCTCTTGATCCTCGCAAACCTTTTCAGCTTATGAATAACTGCAAACTGATGACATATAAAACATTTTCTGAAATCAACCATTGCTCTTTGCAAGAAGTTTTTCTATTATGCGAAAGCCAAAGCGGCTGCACTCATTACGATGTTTCTAATGATAGATACCTTGTACTGTTCAATTCCTCTACTGCTAACAACAATGTAATTGGGCGTATTCGCTGGACACTGGCACATGAACTTGGTCATGTAGTGCTAAACCATTTACCATATATTGCAGAACCGCTTATTGCAGAACACAATTTCAATAATCTATCTAATCCAGAACTGGAAGCTGAAGCAGATTATTTTGCGGCAGCTTTTCTTTGCCCTATGCCTCTATTTAATCAGTTGCATATCCAATCCGCTTCTGATATTCAGAATACATTTGGACTGTCCTATGAGGCATCTGAGGTAAGATGGAAAGAATATATCAAATGGAAACGCAATCATCGAAAAACTGCTTGGGAAAATGATTTAAAAAGGATTTATCAATCCAGTCTTAGATGATTTTCATGTCAAGTCATATCCTACACTCTGACCGAAACAATTATGTTTGCCAGAACCACACCAAGACTTTTTTGTATGTCCATCCACGCCTCGGATATGAAATGCGCCGACACTTTGTATCTTTAACGGTAGACGCATACCGCTGTCAACCCCTACTTAGTCCCGCCAGTTCTGGTTTACGATATGGTTGACTGCGCATGGCCTTGCGCTTCAAGTGTGTTATCTTATAGCCCTTCTCTATTAAACTATAAGAACCGCAGCTTGTTTAGCCTATTTAACTACCTCTTACTGGCTCGATTTGCTTTTGTTGACGGAGTACCATCGCACTCTAAAGTGTTTGCCCGAATGTCCATTCTCTTCTCCGTATCGTAGTCGATAATCCAGCCATGATATATCATTTCACATGGACTTACTGGCGGCGGTAGTAGGATTCGAACCCACGGACGGCTCTTCACCGCCTACGGTTTTCAAGACCGCTGCTTTAAGCCACTCAGCCATACCGCCACATCCTGAGCAGTTTTAGTCATGCTCAGGACTATGGAGGGGGAAATTAAATGAATCAAACAGTCATCAACAGATCATTCAGTTCATCGACTGCTTCTTTATGTTCAACCTTTGCATCGTTGTAATACCGCTTCATGCGCTCGGCGTGTTTCTGCGCCGCAACAACAGCCTTTTCAGCTTCCACATACCGCATGGCAGCTCTCTTGAGCCGCTTTGCGGTAATTTTATTGTTGCACTTCAGAGCCGCCAGACGCTTACCAGTATCCAGAGAGAAAGTGTCATGAGGATCACACTTGGCAACACCCTTAACAGTCTTTCCAGCAAAGGTAGAAACCGCAATTACCTGATTACCGCTGTGGTAATACTTATACTTATCAAACGGAAACCGCATCAGTCTTTTCCTCCTTGTTATTCTTTACAGAAGGCCACAGTACCACGGGAACAGTCTCATAGCCCAGCATCTTATAAATCAGATAAGCAGTGTAGCCATCGAACAGATTATTTTCAGAATCCACATAAATCTCAGTATCAAACTTACGATTTCTACGCCACTCGTCAAGACGCTTATTCAGCTTCTCATTGCAAGGAATGGTCTTAGCAAAGCTGTAAGGGATTCTAATATCTGCCAGAGGCATATCCATACGATCCAGATTGAGAATAAAACACTGCTTATTTGCCGCTTCCTCGTCCGTGAAGAACTGATCTCCAATCATCATACGAGCATGACCATTCTGATCCATAACGGTATACTTGACGCTGGGAGCAGTACCATCGCCGCCGATAGTAATATGAGTTGCGGCAATCTTACAAGGAATAACCTCATACTTCTTCTGACCAGTAACCTTAACAGTACCAGAGCCATTGCATTCAGGGCAACAATACTCCTTCGTGTTATCGTTCACCAGACACTCAACAATCTGATCGGTAATCTGCTTCATCGCCTCGTCCAGAGAATTTGCCTGATAAAGTGCTGCACTGCCCAAACGAATCTTTCCAGTACCACGACAGATCGGGCATTCAGTTCTGGTAATCTTCTTCAGGACAAATACCTGATCGCCAATGCCAGCTTTGGTTTCAATGTTCATTTCAAACGCTCCTTTAATTACTTGTATTTCTTGTTATGTAGGTTATTTGAATATCAGTTCTTTAACTGACACTTACATTATACTTGCATTTCTTGTTATTGTCAAGCCTTAATCAGAAACTTTTTCAAAAAATTTTCCTCCCTGCTTTTTTACATCATCATAAGTAGTAGAGCTGCCAAACTGATTAATGACCCATACTTCTCCATTCTGAACCGAAACCCGAACGGGAAATATTGAATCATCTGTAACAACAGTTACAGTCTGTCCATCCATCTTTCGAAGCTGCGTCTTTGTTAAATCTTTCGGTGCATTTTCACAACGAGGGAAAGGACAATATTGACAATCTTCTGGATCACATTTCTCACATTTATCATACTCGGTTCGTGTAACAGCATAAATAAATGTAGCAAAACCCAAAAGAAGAATAGCTAAGTTAGCAATCTGTTCCATATCTATTTTCCTTTCTCTTAGATTTAAAATATTCGTTTGGTGTTTGCTTGGTAACTGTAATACTAATTACATCAGGATTTTTCAGCAGAGCAATAACCTGTTCAATAGTATCTTCTTCACCCTTCATGGTATATACTGCACTACCATTGGCAACTTGCATTTTAATTTTCATAATAACCTCCTGAATCCTTTAAAACAGCAGACTAACCGCATAAATAGGAAGTCCGATAACAACAAAGAAAATCAGAGCCAGTACCGCAGCACCGAAAATACGGTAGAAAAAATTATCCGAAGGCTGACCATTAACTGTGATCTTCATCTTGGGAATAAAAATCAGCACGATATACACAAGAACAGTTGCGGCAAGAATATACTTCATTATTTTGTTATCCCTCCATAATTTGATTAATACTTTTTACTCTTTCAAACAACATTGTTGCCTTTTCATTGATCATTCGATTGGCATGAAAATGAGCAAATAACCAATGGTCATATTCCAAAACCTGTTCTACCTTTGACAACCATTCTTCCATAGATTTATCTACCGTAGACTGATCTAAGTCTCGTAAAAATAAATCAGTTGGCTGCCACTGTTCAGGACAAGTATGAGATACCACAAGATCGACTTTTTTGATTTTCTTAATACGATTAAAAATTTCATTGCGTTTCTCAGGAGAAATCTGTTCATCTGCGAACCACTGATAACCGCTGGAAAGTCGATACCATTTATCAACGCTATATGCGCCACCTAAAACCAGCACTTTTCTATTATCCAAATTATAAATTTCTCCATCTTTGGCAAACAACAAATTCGGATAATTGTCCTCTACATAAAATGTTCCAAACTCATTTGATTTCTCATGATAGGTTTCAATGTTTTCTGGACGCATTTCATGATTTCCATGAATACAAAAATAGGTTCTGCCACTATCTTGCAGCTTTTGCTTATGGACATATTCATTTAAAGTTCTATTGTAATTTACGCCCACATCTCCCAACAGAACAATAATTTGATCCGCAGTATGAGGAATCTTTTTATAATCCAGTCTGCGTAACAGGTCATCTATCTGACCATGCACATCGCCAGTAAAATAAATCATTGGACTTCTCCTTTCCCTGCCTTAACTAAGTCATACTCGTATAACTCCTGTTCAATTTCTTTCTGAATTACACGCTTAACCCTCGTCTTTGTCAGTTTTTTATTTGCCTTTTTCATTTTCGCCCATCCCATATGATTATTTGTCCAACAAGCAAACCGATGGGAAAATTCCGATTGGTATGGGAGCATCTTTTTAAATAAATCAGCCATCTCCATCCCCTTTCGGCACTTTTACCTCATTACTGCCGTTTTGGGAAAGTACAGACTCATATTCTGCCTCTGCACTATCCAGAAATGTATCCAGAGGCTCCAAATCACCGTTTAAATGGTAGTTGGCAACCTCATACCCTTGTCCATAACAGTCAGTGAAATAGTCTTTATATGCTTTCAGAGCAGTATTTTCTTTGTTGAGTTCTTCCAATTTTGCTTTTGTTTCGGACAATTCAGCCGCCAGAGCAAATGAATTTGCACTTTCACCAGTCAATACCACAGGTTGTATCCTGCGGAGCATAACGATCTCGGCATGATACTCCTGTAATAAATCGGCAATTTGACCAGCTTCATGACTGCTAATCACATCAATTCCGTATTGTTCATAATTTCTTAAATGCTGTAATATTGCCTCATACATAATTCAAGCCTCAATCTTTCAGCATAACAATATCATGAATGTAATTCATATCCTGCGTAAAGGTTGGAATTTCCTGATCCACAATCCACTTCTTACGTATAACAGTCTTGTTCGGTTCGTTTTTGCATTCCACTTCCATCATCTGCTTACGACAACAAGTACCACGCTTACAGGGAATTGCATAATCGTTCCAGTTGATGCCTTTCTCAACAAACAACATATCCTGAATCTGATCACAGGACTTATTCATAAGTTGCTTGTGAGAGAAAATTGCCTGTCCTGCGGACTGGATACTATTACGAACACTATCTTGTTGCCGCCAGACAAAGTAGTTGACAACATCTTCTTTTGGAATATTGAATACACGAGAATCGAACATTGCACCCTTATTGACAGCGGAAATATATTTTTCCTTTAACTTCAAATCTCCCATAAGAGTTTCATCTACATTCCGATTCACTGCGCCCAAATAATCAATAGGGAACTTTTCGCTATTCCATTGATTTACATTTTCCCTAAAACATTTGTTAAACGTCAGCGTTGCCATGCTTGCGGAAATACTGCACATCTTCTGAACTGTATTATCAAACCAAGCATCACTGGTGAGCGTCTGGTAGTCGATCAAGAGCAGAGAAATTTCATCCGACTGTGTATAGCCAAGCACACAGCCCTGAATATTCTCGCAAAGATACTTCATGGTATCCTGCATAGTTTTCATCAAAATCTGGTCAAAAGGCTTCTGAAAGCCTCTGGTAAAAGTGTGGAATGCCTTGCCGTCAATGCGAATGATCACAGGCATACGGCGCACAAGATGCGCTCTGGTCACATTCTCATAGGTTTTCATCCGATCTCCAAGATTATCTCGATTACTCATTTTTATTTCCTCCAACATTTTTAACTCGCTCAATGAAGCCATCAAATGTATCAATCATTTCACCATGCCTGTCATAAACAATTTCGTTTTCTCTATCAACAGACGCTTTAATAATTCCCTTCTTAATCATATCTTCCAAAACAGAAATAATATAATTCTTATCATTCATTTATTTGTCCTCCAAAGTGATAATTCCGCTGTCAATTAACATATTGATTTTCTCTAAGAACATCTCCTGAACTCTCATATCGTTCTCGCAGTCAATGTCTTTTTCATCAAAGAATTGATTGAATTCGTAACCGCACATTCCACCGTATGATGTGAAATAAAAACGGAACTTTCCAGCGTGGGTTTTTGCGTCCTCGTCATAGATGCCGATCCAGAAACCATCATCTGTTCCAAACTGACGATCTTTATCTGTGCCAGCACTGCCAGAGATACACCAAGCCTGAATAACATTGTTTCTCCAAAAGAAAGGCAATCCAACATGGGTTCGGTCTGCGACCTTATATTTCTTGAGCTGCTTGATGGTCAAGTTATATTTGTTTTTGACCAAAGGCTTTCGCATTTTATAAGACATATTTTCACTCCTGTTTATACCGCACAATACGCACACGAAGATTGTATCTCTGCGCAATATCAATCATATTTGCTGTACCACGACTCTTTCCGTCCCAAAAAGCTACAAGAGCATCTGCATTTTCTGCCATCTCCTGATTACGGATATATCCAGCAGACTTACCGAAAGTTTTCCAATCTGCTGGGAAGTAATTGATCTTATACCCTCGTTGCTTTCCATACTGCTCACCAAGCGTATCTGCACCCCTTGCCATACCGCACACGATTACAATATCATCTTTGATATTAGACAAAAGTTTATCCATCTTTCTTTCTAACTCGGCGTAATTGTTGTAATCTCTGCCGCCAGCAATAATAACTCGAAACATAGTACAGCCTCCGCTTTAGATTTATTTACCTTTTATGCTGCGATAGTAGTAGAACTGAAGCTGCTGGATAAATCCCTCAAACCCTTGATAGGGTGTCGGATCAAACTCTCCATGATAAATATTTTCAATCAGTTTTTTCATCCAAGTATCAATAGGAAATTGCGAGAGGTCATGCGCACCAAACAACATGATACAAGACGCAACTTTCTTTCCAATACCACGCATTGAAAGCAAGGTTTGATAGTCAGGTTTGATTTGTGTTGAATTGCAATGAAACAAATCATATAAATAAGCGGCACGATAACCAAGTCCCAAATCAGATAAATCTTCCAATGTGGTATATTGCAATTCAGATTTGCAAGGGAATGTGTAATAAACACGATCTTGACAAAGTATTTCTCTGCCAAATCTTTTACATAGTGCTTCAATGGATTTTTTAATACGAGGAATATTATTATTTTGAGAAATTATAAAGGATACTAAGGATTCCCAAAAATCCTGCCGTAAAATCCTCATACCTTCTCCATATGTCATTGCTGATTTCAGAAAATCATCATCAGATTGCATGATTGTTTTATAAAACTGCTGGTAATCTGTTTGCAAATCCAAGTAATTCTCCCAATACTTCCATTCATGATTGGAGCAATCAAAAAGATAGCAATTTGATGACGGTTCATATTTTACATGAACTGCATGATTACCAGACAAAAGATCATACTCATGTTCCTTGATTTCAAATATCCGAAAGCACTGTCCACTATTCATAATGGTATGTAAATTCAATTCATAACCGCTTACTTTTATCATATCAACACTCGCTTCTTGTATTTATTGTTATTAATTCAAAATAAAAGACTGCGGCTGATTATGCGGTGGGAATTTGCGTTCCTCTATCGGAGGCAGAATATTTTTCTTTAATCTGGATGATCCGCATTTAGGGCAAAAGAGAAATTGCTGATGCTCTGGAAACCGATAGCTGCCGCCAGCTAAAATTATTCTCGCACCATATTTATCTACTTCATAAGATGCAGAACCAAAATCAAATTTTTCACAAAAGTCACACACTATTCAAACCTCCATTAATCTGCACTTATCACTGTGAATGTATTATATTCTCCAACAGATAAAACATATTTCTTACTTAACATCATTGATACAGGATCAAAGCTGTTAAGTTCATTATTGATCCTATCTGTCAATACTCTTATCGACCATGAAAAAGTTCCATCACTGGTACTCCAACCTTTTGTTGCGATCTTTTCAATCATTGGATAACAAGAAATATCTAATTCCCTTTTTATCCTTAAAGCAACAGCAATCGCATTTTGTGTGATTTTATATTTTTTTGCACCATTCTTTGCAAACTGCCAAAACTGATCAGAAAAATCCGAAAAATATCTCTTTTCCTCTTCCGTCAACATATCATAGTAAGTACACAACATATTTTTATGTTTTTCAGAACGGAGTACAGCATCAGAACATAGTTTTCGAATATTTAATTCAAGATCATAAAAATCACTCATTATGTATCCCTCAATGCTCGTTTTGCTTCCTCAAGTGTAAGGAACCATGTTTTCCCGAAAGAAGAAAGTGCTACTTTATAATAGTAACTCTGATTTCCAAGCCAATCTTTTGGCTGAATGATAGGATATAAGCGAACATAATTTCTGCGAAGTGTTAGATGATAACCTTGAACAGAACATAGACGAGGGGTTGAACTATCAGATGTATTTAAATATACATGACTTCCAACAGCACACGGGAATATTGTCATTTTCCCTTCTGATTCTGCTTTTTGATAACGCTGTAATTCCTCTAACCAATCAGCTAATTTATCATGCTGATAAGCACAATCTTTATTGTCACTGGAACATCCTTCAGCAACTTGTCTGGCATGAATAATTGCTTCTTGAATTTCCATTATACACTCTCCTTTCCAAACCTCTCAGCACATTCAGGGCAAAGTGTTTTCCCTCTCTTGCATTTCCAACCCGAAGCATAAGCCAATCTGGAAAGACGCTGCTTATTAGTTTCCATACCCATACCACCGTCATCGTTCCGATTCATTTTCTGCTCATTAGCATTAAAATCGGTACTCCAACTGCGGGAACATTCATCACAGGTAAGATCATAATAAGTATCAATTCGGATTTTCATTTTATACACCTATCCAAATACTATAATCATCACAGATATTATAGAAAATACGAAGATCATCATTAACGCATTCCAGTGCGGGATTATACCCATCAAAATTTTCATCCAGCAGACGATCTTCCCGCTCGGATTCGTCCTCTATGCTGAGAATATCAATGTGCTGTCGAACAGTTCTGTATTCCTCACTGATTTCTTCCCCATCATCCTCTGACACTTTAGATTTAATCAGCTTATAGCAGTTTTCCAATGCTCGGAGCGTCTTGCGGCAAGATTCTAAATCCTCACCGCCCTCATTGATACACTGACGAAGTTCTTTGCCAAAACTTTTTAGATCATATTTCCATTTCACATCAGTTGCCCTCCATATTTGCCTCAAACTCGTCAATGGCAACAACAATTTCAGTAAGAGAGTCACGGACTTCTGCGATTGCTCCATCCTCATAATCTTTTACTGCCTGTTTCAAGGCTTTAATAATGGCTGCGTCATCCAGTTCACCATTTTTCCAAAATTTCATTTCCATATCAAATCTCCTTCTGGTCAAATTTTCTTCTACACTTTGGGCAACAATCTACTTTAAACCGCATAACATGATTTTTTACCATGACCATAATTTCACCGTGACTATCTACAAAAGCGCAGTTTTCACTATCCTGATAGAATAATGCTTCATCACCATTACAACAATTGCATCCGTCATTTTCATGAATAATCTGATCCAGTTTATCACACAAACTTTGCAAATGTTCTACGGATTTTTCTCCACCATTGACCAAATCTTCCGTCATTGGATTTTCTACCAATTCAAGATCATCTCTGGAAACACGAGAGATATAAGCAGATTGTCCACAATGCGCACATTTTTCTGTTTCAATAGTGAATCCATGACCTCGAACAACATCTACAATACGGCAAATTGTCTCAGGAGAAACCGCAGCTCCACCGCCGTTTCTAATTTTTCGAACAGGACGGCAGAATCTATTTCGTAGTTCATCACCAGAATACTTTTTCGGGATCATTATAATGTCCTCCTGCCTTTCAAAATGGCATTTTTAGCATCTTCTTCTCTGATAAATAGAGACTTTCCAAGCGCACTACCATCAAATTCATCAAAATCTTCACTCTCAACAAAGTCAACAGAAATACTTTCTAAGACTCCATTTTTGTAAGTAGCAAGAAATACTTTGCCATGTTCAATTTCTCCTTCGTCTACATCAACATACCAAATATCATCGCCTTTTAACAAAGGAGAATTAGAAAAAGAAGTACATTCAATTTCTTTATATACTTTTTCCAATTCATCAACCAATATAGTAATAATAGTAGCTGCCTGATGATAAGTATCTGTTCCATTCCAAGCATCAACTGCTTTTCTTGCCGCTGTAAGTAGTTCAGTATTCTTTTCCATCAAGTAACTCACTCGCTTTCATCAGAAGTTTTTCTTTGTTGTTTTCAATTTTATCATCCATGACCATTTCAAGCAACTGATTTAAGGCGTTTCCAAGGGGTTTTCCAGCAACAAAACCGATCTGCATCAGGTCATTTCCATTGACCGCCAAATCCTTCAGAGAAAAACAATCTTCATCCTGCTTAATCTCCTGTATCATGCGATAAAACTGGCTGACTCTTGTAACCTGTTCTCCACGCTGACCAATATCAATACGCTGTGCTGATTTATCTGCTGCCTGAAGGAAAATGAGATTCATAAATTGGATTTCTCCAAACTTATTCAAGCATCGGCGCACGACATTCTTCTTTACCTCAAGTACACGATCATGGGATGCTACGAGCTGCACCACATCAGCAATCAGTTTAGATTCCAGACGGAGATTACGAAGTGATTGTTCTGCAATCTCTGCGCTCTTGGCAGCATGACCGTAGAAATGTCCAATTCCGTTTTCATCCTCGGAATAACAGAACGGTTTTCCAAAATCGTGATACAGACAAGCAATTTTTACAATGGTATCTCCATGACAATTACGAATCGCTTCCACTGTATGCTCCCACACATCATAGCAGTGATGGGGATTATTCTGGACAAATCCAATGCTGGGCGTAATCTCAGGAATGATAACCTCAAAGATTTCTGTGAAATTTTCCAGCAGCCAATCGCAACGACCAGACATGATTTGCAAAAACTCGTTTCCAATGCGCTCGGCGGCAATATCAAGCAGAAGATTCCTCTTTGCAAGCATTGCATTGGCAGTTTTCCGCTCGATGCCGAAATGATAACGAGCAGAAAAGCGCATGGCTCGGAGAATGCGGAGCGCATCTTCCTCAAACCGTTGTTCAGGATCACCGACACAAACAATTTTCCGATTCAGCAAGTCATACTGACCATCAAAATAGTCAATGATTTCTCCATTAATGTTCGCTGCCATCGCATTCATCGTAAAGTCACGGCGGCTCAAATCCTCTTTCAAATCGCTGACAAATTCAACTTGGTCTGGATGACGATGATCAGAATAATCGCCGTCTTTCCGATAAGTTGTGATCTCATATGGATTTTCCAGCAGAACGGTCAATGTTCCATGCTTGAGTCCAGTATCCAGCACACGAAAATCAGAAAATACTTCTTTCATCTGGTCTGGCAGAGCATTGGTACAAATATCCCAATCGTGCGGGGTTCTTCCAATCAGACTATCACGAACACAACCACCGACCACAAACGCCTCATATCCTGCATCCATCAGCATTTTCATCAGACGCTTCGGTTCCTCTGGAATCTGCATCAGACGATGACTTGTATTAAGCTGCCATCCATTTTCAGGTGCTTTCAGCCACCACTTTTCCATACTCATTCACCTACTATCACATACAGGCGTTTCTTGCCCCATTTTACCCAAAGACAATCGGGATTTTCCAAAGAGATATTCAGGTCTGGACGATTCTTCCGAACTTCGCTGGTAGACTGAACCACACCAGCTTCTTTCATGACGGCTGGAAGGTATCTGGTTTCCGTAAACAAGGTCTGCGGCTGCTCATTATTTTTCCAGTCCAAATCATCCAGAGCCAATAGGGTTTTCGGATCAACCAAAGGCTTTCCGATGACCACATTTAAGAACATATTAAATCAACTCTCTATTCCTTGTTCGAGTTTCATCAGCTTGATATTCTCCAAAATATTTTTCCTCTGCCGCTTTTCTGCAAGTTGCGGCATCTTCAATTTTATCAAAATATCCAAGGTTAATATGTTTTCCATATGCGCAAATCATTGCACACCACTTTTCATTTTCCTTATTCCAATGAACTCCAACAATTCCACTTGTGTTATTACTTCTTATTCCTTTATTCATTCCATTCTCAGACGGATTTGCAATTCTAAAATTAGAATAACGATTATTCAATCTGTTTCCATCTTTATGATCACAATATTTTCTGTCAATGATTTTTCCAGTCAGTAATGTATGCAAATAACAATAACCCATACCATCATAATTATTAGTTGCTACATATCCATCTGGACGCTGATACCATTTTGCTGGACGCACAATATCTACATTTTCCAAATCAATAATTGCATGAGCCTTCTCTTGATTATGTTTATCATAAAGAACAATTTCTGCATGATCATCAAACAGAATGATTTCATTTTTGCTGAATTTATTTCGCATCATTTCTCCATGTTGATTGCCATCCAGTTTACTTCCATTGTAAAATCTTCAATCCGCTTGTAATCTGGCTTTTCAGGCAATGCAGTATATTTCTTTGCATAGTCTATACGCTTTTCAAATTCATCCACCATTTCAAAAAACTCCGGTCTGAATGTTCCATCGTCCAACATATATTCTCCGTTGCGGATTGACATGAGTAAAGGCAAATCTGCGCCTCGATAAGTATTGATCTCCTGCTTTTCCAGAATATCCAAACACATCAAGTACAGACGAATTAAATGAAGAGCGTGTTTGTTCAAGTGTGCCTCGTCCTTCTTCTTATTGCGCTGCGTGATTTTTCCATACTCCTTGACAATGGTATTCAGATCGCTCCAAATATTCTTATAGTCACGGAGAGGATAGTGCGTCAGATTTACATCCAAGAAGATCTCTGTATCCAAATCCTCACGCTGAGATTCATCTACATACAGATGAATTGCGCCGTTCTCGAACTCCTGATACCTATCGTTAAAAGAGGTCATAGAGGATTTACAAGAGGAAAGAATCTGCTTTTCTTTTTCCGACTGGTCATAGCGGTCACGAGCCAGAGCTGCTTGCAGACGGCGAAGCTGCTGAGTAGCATAACCGCCGAAGGCATGAACGGCTTTCTGAGAGAGGAACATATCTCGCTGTTCCACCATCATTCTTCCAATGTCGTTAAAGAACACATATTGTTCAGGTTTACAGCCAAGCAGTTCAATGGTATTGGGATTACAATCCGACAACAGATGAATCAGTTTATTAAAACTGTAAATGGTGGTATCTGTCGGGTTATCAATTACCTGTTCAAAATTCGTTCTTCCAAGAATGTCCGTTCTGGAATTAAACGCACATCCACGAATATCAATATCAGAATCAGGTGTATTTGTACCGTATGCGTGACTTCCACCGAATGTTGCAAAAATCATCGACCCCCCAAGGTGAGGGTTAGTCTTGATAAAATCGTACTCAGGACGATTTAAAACTTCTCTAATATCCATTTAGTTTTCCTCCCACGGATACTTTTTACGGTACACTGTCTGTTGTTCCGCAATGTATCCTTCCTCAACTTTATAATCCATTGAAAATTCCAGCATATCTTCGACTTTCTGCTTGATTTCCTGATCCGTTGCCGAATCCTCCACAAAAAATTCAAAATCATAGCTGCCAAGAGGTCTGGTGCTGATATATCCAGTTACTCGTTTTATGAATGATCCCTCATTATTTCATTTTTCTTTTTTATTTTCCCAATGTTTTTGAAAGCGTTCTTCCATAACGCTTTCCATAAAGGCTCTTGCTTCTGCCGTTGTCATGACTTGCGGCTCACTGTCGTTTCCAAAAGGCAAACCAATGATCACTTTACCTTGTTCCAACAGTTTACGCACTGAATGCCACGACATAACCGCCTGATGATATGTTCCATCACAACCAGTCCAGTTCCGACAAGTGCCGCCATGATCAAAATGATCCATTGCATCGGACATTTTCAGATAGATACAAGCTAATGAGCCGCCGAACGGTACTTCTTTATAGCTGTAATTTTCCAGTCCATAAAGCTGCAAGGCTTTCTCTTTGCTGTTTATATCAATTACATAAGCGGCAGGGAAATAACCCTCGTCAATCAGGTCAAGCAGTTCCAGAATGCGGCTCCACGATAAATCATTCATTTTTCCACAAAATGAAAATTTATCAGCTTGCCACCTTTTCTGATCCTCAAAGAAACGCTGCCGCTGAAAAGACTCGTCTTTTTCCATACGCCGTACTTCCATAGCTGAAGTTTGTTCCTGTGCGCATTGACTGCCAAGCGTAAAGGCAAGGAACAACGATTCAAAAATCATAGTGCTTTCTCCTTTACAGCATCATATCTTCCACTTCAAAGATTTCTCCAACATGGACAGTCAGAACATTGTTGTAGTCCAGCATTTCAGCCAACTTTTCCATCAACTTGTTTCGATCCTCTGCACTGATCAGATAACCACGGCTACTTCCACCAGTATAATAAACTACAACAGAATAAACACTCATATTCTCCATTTTGTTTTCTCCTTTTCCATTGTACTTGTATTTATGGTTATTGTCAAGCATTATTTTCGCATTCTTCCAATTCATCAGGAAATGCGTCTAATTCCTTGCCGCTATCCAGCTTGATTTCCCACATAGTTCCAATATCTTCGTAGTCATATTCGTCCTCAGACTTACGCTTTTTTACCGTACACTTTTCGCCGTCATGGATTTTCCACTCAGAATCCATACCATGCGTGTTGAAAACGCAAATCTTGCCTTCCAGATTTCTTTCATCTCTAACCATAGTTCCTTCCTCCATTTACACGGTTTTTTCAACATGAGAATTGACATAATCTCTCGCTTCCACCAGAGAACAGTTATAACGGCTGCGGTACAGCATGACAGCCAAAACAGGACGAGATTTTGCCAGTTCTTCCACTTGCATATCGTACTCACGAACAACTTTCATAATCGTTTTTCCAAGCAGAGAATACAACCACTTCAAAAATTCAGTTTCGTTCTTATGACGGTAGTATCCATGCTGGATATAAAACGCTTCTTCCAGTTCATGCTTCTGAATATAACGACCATCTTTCATCTGGTAATACAGATTTCCCATATTAGCTTTCCTTTCTGGCTTTCATGATCTGCCGCTGATTCCAGTATTCGTGCTGCTCATTTTTCCGAAGATGATGACACTGCTTGCCAAGACAGCCCTTCTTTTTCATTTCTTTTACGGTCAAGCTGCCGTTATGTAATGCGCAATAAGCCACTGGATTCTTTGGCTTACCGCCGTAAATTGTCTTTTCCAAATCACTTTTCCCTCCATATTTTTGCATCTGATTGCATTTTTTCGTCCTAAACGGAGATTTTGTGCAATTCTCCGCACAAAGTTCTGTTTTGCGGAGATTTTCTTAAAGCGTATAAGCAATTCCCTGTGCATCCAGTTCCTTGCGCAGATTTTCCAAATTAACTACTCGGATCGGGCAAATATCAATCTTATGTACGGCTGCTCCATTGGTTTCCTGATAATCAAATAGGGCAATGGTCTGCGTATTTTCATTGATACCGATTTCAGGCTCTTCCAGCCCACGATAAGTTCTTGCAAGGTTGATAATCTCATTGATCCAGTTCATATGATCCTCCATTACAGTTCTACACAAGCAATCGTTGCGTCATTGTCGGCAAAATACTCATTGATATATTTCACCATCAGCTTTTCCATATGTTCAGCCTTCGTTACATGGTCTGCCTGTTCATAATCCCATTCCAGATTATAAACTTTCAAATCACCGCCGCCCCAATAACCGATTGCAAGGCAATTCGGGAGATAGCCATCAAAAAGCTGCATCAGCTTAATTCCAAACCAACCTGTCGGCTCGTAACCGCTGGCGATGCTCTCTGCGTCATCAAAAGTAAAGTCATAGGTTTTCTTTTTTCCATAGGTCAATCTATGAGCAAGTTCCTCAGCCGTGAGAAACACATATTTCTTGTTTCGTTTCATGCGATTTTCTCCATTCCAATTTTTCCGTTGTGATAATCGTAAATGTAAAGCCAGTCTACCAGATAACCATGATCATAGAACGGTTTATCCAATGCAACTTTGTAGCAGTCTACCAGCCCAACAGAATGTTTTCTTTCTGTGATTACGCCTGTTCTGTTGGCATAAACTTTGTTCGCTTCCTCTGTACGGCTTTCCGTCCACAAAGTTCTGACATGATTTCCAATTTGAAACATCATTAATTCCTCCGTCAGCGAAGATTATTGAAATAATCCAGCAAGTGTTTTACATCGTCCCTCTGGTCAACTGTGTACTGTCTGTTTGCTCTGATTGGCATTACCACACCATAGCAGTCAGCGCAAATCATGATAATAGGATCGGAATAAGATTTTCCACCAGTGATGAATGTGGGATCAAAAATCTCTGCATAAGCTGCGTCTGCCAGCTTGACGGAATATTCCTGATTTCGATCTCGGAACATAGTCATCGTCTTTTTCTTTCCAGCGGAAGAGTCCCAATAAGGGAATTGGATACCTGTTGCGCTGTATGTAAACATATCTTCCGCTTTATGTTTTCTCAAAATCTGTTCCATCTGCTGTTTCAGTCCAGCTTTTTCCGTCAGTTCAATTCCACGCTTTGCCATATCAGCCAGAACGGTCAAATCATCGGTCTGGATTCCAACATATCCACGCTTGTCGCAGAGATAAATGGTTTCTCCATCCTGCTCATAGCAGACTTCCTTATGGGATACCTTCAGCAATTTTCCAAGGTCAAACGCTCTCTTTGCCATGATTTATTCCTCCAATTCAAAACCATAATGACAAAATCCTGTTACATCTGAAATATAATCGGAGATTTCGTCCTCATCATCCATTCCATCAGGAATGTCAATCTCTGTGGGAAGTTCCTTTAACAATTCCTGATCTCTGTCTGTATCCCACTGGATATTTACTGCTTTCATTTTTTCCATCCTCCTTAATGTTTATAATAATAGACAATTTCTGCTTTTGTGTTCATATTTATTGACATTATCAAACTGTCCGCTTGACTGTTCCGTATGGTCAAAAGTTTTACTTCCAGCTTAAAATCATATCGACTTTATTTTCTTCTGCTGTCTTTTTCAAACTGTTCATAATTCCATCCAACTTATTCTCATAAGCCTTCGGAATTTTTACTTCTATAATTGGAAATGCCCATGTATCTTTGTACCTTTCCATTACGCTGTCTCCGCATTGACTTTTGCAAGCAGTTCATTCATGCAATCGAAAAACTTCTGAGAACACTGTGCGCCCTTTGCCTTGTAATACTGAAGGTTTTCACATTTTCCATTCTCAATCTTTGCGCTTACCAATTTTTCATTGATCCAGCCTTGTGTTCTGATAGGAACATTTACACCATACTTTCTCATGAGATAATTGACAATAGAATAGCTGCTATGTTCATATCTACTCTCATAGAAAATAACGGTATCATTATCCAACTTGCCGCCGTTTCTCAGGATTTCCATTGCCTTGCTTACGGTCTGTTTCGCTTTTGCATTCTGTGCCGCAATAAACGCCTGATTCTCTGCTTCACGCTGCGCCGCCTGTTCCATGCGCTTCTTATGCTGATTTTCCGCATAAGCCTTTCTGGATTCCCACATCTGGTTTTCCAGTTCAGGCGCAATGTGCTTGATAAACTCGATTTCGGTAAATCTGAAATGATCCTGCTTTTCCAGTCTGGTTTTGATAGCTACCATGTAGTTTTCCAGACTATCCATGCCCTTGCGTCTGATATGCTCCATAACTTCATCAACGGAATAATCCGTTCTGACGCTGCCGATCCAAATACCAACGGCGATTCCATCATAAATGGCGTACACATCACAATGATCATTGTATTCTTCTTTAATAGTTTCTCCACGGTAAATGCTTCCTGTGATAAGCTGCATAGACTTATTCTTATAAAGGGCTTTGGTCTGATCTGCATTATAGGTAATCACTCTGAAGGTTTCAAAAGGTGTAGTCAAATTTTCCATTCTCATATTTTCAAACATTGCTGTATCCTCCTTACTGATTCTTCAACCAAACTTTATAACTCATAGGTGATTTTCCAATTTCATCATCACTGGAATGAGAAATTGCCCAATCTACTAAATAGCGAAGGTACTGTTCCCACTGCACATCGAAATCAATCAATGCCCAATTTTCCAGTGTAATACCGCTTTGCTCCATCCATCCAAATTCCTGTTCCAGAAAATCTCCCGGAGAAACATCATTATTTCCACTATATGTAATCATCTTTTCTTCATCCAATCCAATAATAGCTATAAACTTTCTTGTAACATTGTTCATTTTAATTTTTCCGTCCTTTTCTTCGGTTTTACCGATTTATTTTTATGCTGGATAAGCTGCGATAACTCGATTATTCGGAATATCATCAAAGTAAAAGTGATTTTTCTTGATTCTGCTTTCTCGAATAGATTTCATATGCTTCGGATAGTTCGCAGTATTCCAGTTTCCTTTAATGTACTGCTGAATGTAATTGATCAACGCTTGTTCAGGATCAACGCTATATTCTGCAAGTTTGCTGATTTTTCCGTTGCTGTCACACTCATAAATACTTGTATTCATTGTTATTATCCTTTCTGTTTAGTCAATCCGTTCTCCGTTCATTTCGAAAACATCAATGTCCAGTTCATCGGGATTACTCTTGTAATAGGTATCATTCTGAATGATCCATTCCCTTGCTGCCTCTGCCTTTTTCTTTGACGAAAAGACTCCGACAACATAACGATCCCCAATACATCCACCATTCAAAACATATGCTTTCTGTCCGATTTTCCGCTTCATCTTGACCGCTCCTTACACCACTTTACATTTTCCAGTTCTTCACCATTTAAAATCAATTCGCTGCTCTCTGTCAGTTTGAAAATCGCTTGCGTATCTGTTGCACTGACGCATTCAATCAGTTTTCCATGATACCAAATCTTTCTGCCGACAAATCTGTGCTTTTTTCTCTTCTCATTTTCCTGATCCCAATAGCCTTCAGGCGCATGATGAAAAGAAGGATTTTCCATGTACTGCATTATTACGCTCCAATCATCTGATACAGCTTTTCCATTCCTTGCAAAACCTTGTCACAATCATCCTTGCAACGATCATGACACTTTACAAGCTGCTCCATGTCCAAATCTTTCAGAATATCCATATAAGCGTGATACTTGCCCATACTATGTGACGCATTAATAAAATGCGTAGTATCTGCCTTGCGGTTTTTTCCAACGGATTCAATCTCTTTTACTGCCGTTCCGATACTCTCCATTGCTTTCGTAACCAAAATTCCAGTAATCGCATTTTTCATGGTTTATGCTCCCTTCGCTGTAAAATCCTTCTGTTCTCTACACCAGTTTTCCGCTGCCGCCTGTGTCTTAAAGCATTCAAGCAAATATCCATCTGGTGATATGGTATAAAATTCTCTGCTGACTGGATACCAATAAATAAGAATATTATTGATCTGCTTAATTTTCCGTCTTGACATTGCTCTGTTAATTCTCATACTTACTTTTTCCATCCATTTCTGGCTCTGTATCAGCCGTTATTTACTCTCGCATTGATTGCTGCCGCCAATTTATCCAATGTCTTGTAAATCGTCTTAAACGCTCCTGTGGCGCATACATGGTTTGGATTTTCTGAATACTGAAAATGATACATACAAGCTGGAAGTCTCACACCATAATGATCTGCAATCATGACAAGTTCCATCTGATTTCCGATAGTTGCTTCTCCATTTATCCAGTCTTTCGCTGAATCAATTACAACCCTTTCATAATTCATTGCCTGTTCCGCTGTCATTTTTCTGTTCCTCCTATTCAACCGTGATAACCATTCTGTTTTCCGCTGGAACATTGCTTCTTACAATAAAGTTTACCAGTGTACTCAAAAAGTTTTGCACCATGTTTTTTCCCTTATCATTGTTTGTAATATATGCTGTTTTTTCCATTGCTGGCGGCTTAGACAAGGAAGAGCCCGGCTTAAAATACTGAATGTTGATATAAATATTTTCCCCATCAATCCAATCCATAACATGAACCTTATAACCATCAACCCATTTTTCCAAATTCATTGTTGTTTCCTCTCTTATGCGTAATAGTCAAATTCCTTCCATCCTCCGCTTGCTTTTACAAACTCTTTCAATCCTTCCGCATTGATCCGCATTGTCTCAAAATCATATGTTGGAAAGAAATAAGACGATGAATCTTCCGTTTCACTTTCAAAATGTAGAATGACAACAACCACTAAATTTTCCAAGTCTGTAACTGGCGTATATTCGTCCTCTGTGATCATGTCCGCTACAATGTCCATATCACACTTCTTTTCCTCTGGCGTGTTTGGCTCATATGTCCAGTGTCCAAATATATCAATCATTTTTCCATCCTCCTTAAATAATGCCGTTCTCTTTAAATTCTTCCGTCAATCCATATCTCTTTGCAAGCTGTTCAAAATAGCTTGCCCACTCCGCTAACTCTCCATATGAATAATTGTGATTCTCAAAATCCGCTTGCCATTTAATCGCTTTCTGTCTGGCTACGTTTTTCCGTCTCTGATAGCTGCTCATGCCTTTTCACGCTCCCTTAAAAATGATGCTCCCCAATTTTCCGAAGTCTGCCTTTCTTATAAAGAAAGATATTGATATTTGCCATAGACTCTAATTCTTCCAACGCTGCTATGATCCGTTCTGTCCGTTTTTGCTCAAACAAACTTCTCTGTTTCGGATATTTTGGTTTGTAGATTCTCATTGTTCCGCTTGCCTTATCCTGATAAACAATACTTGTCATTGTTCCACGTCCTTCTAATAGGCTCTTCCATAATAGATTTCTGGCTTTCTGGTTACATTGTAAATGTAGCTTCCACATCGGACTAACAAAGCGTCTTTTCCATAATACTTTTCTTTCATGCCTTTTACTGATCCGCTGGCTGAAAAGTTTGGAAATTGATCAATGTTTAACGCTCTGCCTTCCGCAACTGGCAAATATTTAACTCTCATTTTTCCGCTCCTTATGCCCATGTTCCATATACAATCATGTTATTTGGACTCTTTTTGTTTCTCCGCATGAATGTAAACACGTTTCCGCTCTGCTCGTCTGTAACTTCCATTCTGTCAACCATATTCCAATAATCATTTGCAATTCTGCTTGCCTTGCGCTTGATCTCTGTTATTGTCTTTCCGCTGATCGTTTTTCCGTAAAGCTGCGCCGTGAACATTGTTTTATCTCCTTTCCACCTTCATTGCCATAAATGCCTTCTTATCCAATCCGCAAAATGCTTTAATGTGCCTTCCTGTGGTCATTGTCCAGCCGTCATAAAGCCTTACAAGCCTTCCAGAATTTTTGATTCTTTTAATAATGGGCGTTCCGTAGCTATATAGCGTTTCCGTTCCATTCTTCGCAATCTCAACCAATGCTTTTCCGTAAAAGCTGTTTCGTCCATCAATGGGACTAAGTTCATAAAATTTCATCTTATTTTTCCTTTCTCCGTCTATTCCGCTTGTCTATAATCTCTTGTAATCTAACTTTCTTGTTTTTCCGCTTATTGCTCTCGCCTTTTTGAATCCTTGTTGATTTTCCAGCTTCTAAAAGCCTTTGATCCATATTGTTCCGATATGCGTTTTCCCGCATGGTTTGTGAATAGGTTTCCTCTGTGGTTTTTGTCCGTCTGCACAAGCCAAATTCCGCTTTATATTCCTCTATGGTCATTCCATGACTTTCCCGCACATGACTTCCCAATCTGTTATAAGATCGTCCGCAAATGTGGCAAATCACTTTCCCGCTTTCGTCATGCTCAACTGTTCCAGCCTTCGGCAATGGATGAATTTTCCCACCGTCTTTAAAGTATTTATAACAACCTTGACACAATCCGTTATAGCTGCGGTTTGTGATTTTTCCACATTTCGGACAAATCATTTAATCATCTTCTTCCATTTCATAATCTGATAACTTTACAAAGTATCTTCCAGCATAAAAGAATGATTTCTTGTGATCGGATTCCATACAGATTTCCAAACAAGGTACACCACAAATTAAATAAATCATGCCATATTCTCCGCAATCATTTTCTTGATATGCTTTTTATACAGCTTTTCCGCTTGCCCTTTATCCGTCTTAAACTCTGTAATAATCGTTTTGTCGTTCTGTTCGTGATCTACAATGTAGATACTTCCAATTTGGCTTTCAATCTCATAAAGCCACACTTTAAAACCATTGATATTGCTTTCAGAAATAAGATACATTTCACAATCAATTTTCCGCTTTTCCATTTTTCAATTCTCCTTTACTTTCTTTTATTTCTTGTTATATAATCTTTTGAAATGTTCCGCAACTAAATTCTTGTAGCTTGTTCAATGCTTCTTTTTCCGTCTCATAAACGGAAACATGATAAATAAAATCATTATCATAATCCGCTTTTAAAACCAGTCTAAAAGCATTTTCCCGTTTCGCTGCTCCATTGTATGGGAATGTTTCAACCGTTTCTATAAATGCCGTATTTCCAAAATCATCTTTATAAACCTTCATGTTTTCCGCTCCCTTTATCCAACACAAACAACAACCGTATTTTCTGGATCGTATTTCTTTCCTTTGTATTGCTTTACTGATACATTACAAAACCAATTTTCTTTTATCTGCTTTTTTGTGATTTTCTGAATGAAATTTTCCGTTTGTGACTTATCAATATAATAGCGTTTCATTTTTCCGTTTCTCCCTGTATTTCTTGTTATGTGTTGCAGTTTAAAATTTTTGGCTCCATACCAAAATATTATTATAAT